CTGCTTCTCGGCGATCGCCTCGCGGTTCGCCTCGTAGTAGGCGCGCTGCTTCTCGGCGATCGCCTCGCGGTTCGCCTCGTAGTAGGCGCGCTTCTTCTCGGCGATCCAGGAAGCCACAGCCTCCGGCGACGAACCGCACTCGTCGCACAGGACGCGCGGCCGACCCCGCTTCCGCGGCTGCGTGAACTCGCCCCCGCAGAACGCGCAAGGATCGCGGCGCAGCGGGGGAGTCATGACGCACCCTTCCGGCCCGCCTCGTAGGCGGCCGCCACCTGATCCACGAACGCCCGCGCGGCCGCCATCATGTCGGCGTGCCGCTCCTCGCTGATGACGCCCGTGCCCTCACACTCGTCGCACTCCACGACGCCCATCCACGTCCCAGGCACGCTCCGCGCCTTCACGAGCGCGATCTCCGCGTCCGTCAGCTGCTCCGCCATCGCCGCGTCGCTGTCGCGGAAGTCGTGCCAGCCCTCCCCGTGGCACGCGAGGCAGATCATGAGAGCGTCACGAGCGGCGCAGCCCCCGGCTTCGCCATCTGCTCGTCCGCGCCGCCGCGGACGAGGTAGGTAAGGGTGATCCGGTCGCGCCGCTCGACAGCCCACGTCTCGGTGCCCGCGCGAACGTAGAACGTGACGCCGTCGCGGTTCGCCTTCTGCGCGTAGCTGAGCGCCGCCCCCAGCGACGGGAGCCGCTTGCCCTCCACGCCCGGCCCGCTGACCTCCACCATGCTCGTGCTCATGCCGTCTCCTCCTGGCGCCGCGCTGGCGCCGCGTAGTCTAGCAGGTCGTCGGCTGTCCGTCCGCAGCGGTCGCAGCGCCCCTCGTGCTCGCGCGGCTCCCACACGACCTCGCCGCCGCACTCCGGGCACCGAGCGCTCTCCGCGCCGGTCGCCCACCATCCGTTGATGTCGTCCTCCGTCGTGCCCGCCGGGTACCAGCCGCTCATGCCGCCGCCTCCTCCGCGAGCAGTAGCTCGATCGCGTGAGCGGCTGCCGCGTGCAGGCTCCGGAAGGCGCGGGCGCCCTGCCGCTCGGGGAACTCGATGCGGACGTCCATCGCGGCGCTGCCGTGCGCCTGCCGGATGATCTCGCAGAGCTGCACGTCGGCGGCCTCATCGACGGCCGTGAAGCGGTACAGGCTCGCGCCGCCCATGCCGAAGTAGTCCACGATCCCCAACTCCCCGGCCTCGTAGATGCGGCCGGTGCGGTTCCAGCCCATCGGCTCCGGGAACCGGCGACCCGCCAGCAGCGCGTACGGCTCCGAGTAGCCCTCCTCCCTGCTACGTCCACTCCGTGTGATTCTCGCTGCGATCATCGTCTCCTCCTCGGGAGTCGCCGTCTCTTGGCCCTCCGTACTCTAGCAGGTACCGGGGACTCTGTAAAGCGCAAGCTCAGGCTTCGTTCAGATGCCGCTCGCACTCCCGGCGGCCGTGATCGTACGGATGCCGGTGCCCGCACCGGCGCCGCTGCCGCTCCCCGCCGCGTAGCGTCCTGAGCGCCGCCTGCAACGTCGGGTGATGGCCCGCGCACACCTGCACGCTCCGGCTCGCGCCGTCGTCCGGGTCTACGTGATGGCGATGCATGACGCCGCGGCAGCCGCCGACGGCATCCCCGAACAGGAACGCTACGACGCAGTCGCCGTCACGGGGCAGCTCCCGCCACGCCCGGGTGCTGTACGAGGTCGCACTCATGGTCGGTCACTGCCGTCAGGGTAGCCAACGCATCGGTCGGAATCGGCGCCGGTTCGCTGAGATGCTCGTCCGGGCAGATCCAGTAGACCCACGTCCAGGCCGGGGTCGCGAGCGGCCGGTACACGATCAGCGTCATCCGCTGCAGGCACGTCGGGCACGTCGCCGCCGGGCCGCCGTCGCGGTTAAGGGTGAGCGGCACGATCATGCGAACCGCTTCGCGACCGGGCCACCGCGCCTCCGCAGCTCCGCGGCCGCCTCCTCGATGCTGCCGTCGTTGTTGATGCGGATCGTCCGCTCCGGGTACGTCGCGGCGAGCCGTGCGGACTTCTCCGCCCGCCCCTTCACCCACCCTTCGTCCTGGGTCGCCCTCGCGGCCGCGGCGTCTCTCCGTCGCTCTCAGCGCCGCACGCACCCATGCGAGGCGCAGCTGCCAGCCCGCCTCCAGCGCCGCGTCGAAGAACGTGCTGTTCGCGAGCCGGTCGCCCTCCGCCAGGATGAGCGCGTGATCCTGCCGCGCCAGCCACTCGATGACGCGAGGCTGCACGCTGTAGCTGAGCGCGTCCGTGCCCGGGTAGCCGCCCCGGCCGCGCGTCCTGCCGAGCTGGATGACGCCCTCGTCCGGGTAGAACACGTGCGCGAACGGCGTCGCCCGATCGTGGCAGGGGCGCCCGCCCGTGAGCGCCGCCGCCAGCGTGGACTTCCCCGCCCCCGGCTCCCCGATCAAGTACAGGATCTCCCTCACGCGAACCGCGCCCGCTCCCACTCCGTCCTCCTCCGCGCCGCCAGCTCGACGCTCTCCGCCCTCGTCTCGCACCGCCACATCTGCTGCAGGCTGTAGTAGACGACGGTGAAGCGGTAGCCGTTCGGCCTGGTGATGCGGAACGGGCTGACGCCGTGCAGGAGCGCTTGACCATCGAACATCAGCAGCGAATGGTCGCGGAGTCGGAACGCGACGTCCAGCTCCGGGCAGACGAGGTTCCCCCCGGCGCACGCCCGCTTGAACACGAGCATGTTGCTCCAGAAGCCGGGGAAGTTTCCGCGGTCGAAGTGGTAAGGCAGCTTGTTATTGCGGTTGATGATGCCGCTCGTAAACAGGGTGCCCTCCAACCTCCACTCCGCCAGCACGGCCCTGACGGCCTGCTCGTGCTTCTCGTATGACTGCGGGTTCCACCGCCGGTACTCCTCCTCCACGACGGCCGCCAGCCCCGCGATCGTCGCGTGCGCCTCCGGGTCCTCGCTCGCCAGCTTCGCGTCCCGGCACGTCTCCTGCCCGCGAGCGACGAGCTTCGGCGCGTACCCGAACGTTCGGCTCGTGCTCAGCATCCCGCTCGCCGTCCTGCCGGCGGTCGCGTACCTGATCCGCTGCAGCGCCGCGACCGCCTCCGGCAGCCGCCGCTCCAACTCGACGTAGACGACGCTCGGGAAGTCGGCGCCGTCTACGTACACCATCGTCGGCTCCTCCACGTAGACGGTGACGTGCCGCTCGTCCGCGTACGCGCCCCGGTAGTCGTCCAGCTCGATCGTCCTCGTCTCAGCTTCCAGCTGCCGCATCCGTCACCGCCCTCTCCACGACCGCGCTGTACGTGTCGGCCCCCCACTCCTTCATGAGCGAGTCCATCCGCCCGATCATCGCCTCGTAAGTGTCGCGGTCGTACCGGAGGATCATGCGTAGGCCCAACTGTGACGCCGTCCGCTCCGGCGGCGGCGCTGCCGCCGCCTCGACGGCCGCCCTCAGCATGACGAGGTCGTCGTCGGTGTAGCCGGTGCCCACGAGGGCAGCCTGCTCCTCCAGCAGCGCCCTCAGCTCCGCGTTGTCGTAGCCCGCGAGGTCGCTCGTGCGGTTGTCAGCGACGAGGTAGCGCTCGATCTCCTGCTCGTCCAGCAGGTCGCTCCGAACGGCCGCGATGTGCGTCCATCCGAGCCGCGCGGCCGCCGCCAGCGTGTGGTTCCCCGCGACGACATGACCGGTCGCCGCGATCACGACCGGCCGCTGTTGCCCGAACCGGCGGAGGCTCTCCACGATCGCGTCCGTGTCGCCCCGGCGCGGGTTCCTCGGGTGAGGCCGTAGCTCCTCGACTGGCACGAGGTAGCGGCGTAACGCCCCGTTCCCGTCCCACGTCTCCATCATGCCCTGAGAACGTAGCGTCTAAGCCACGCGTCCGCCCGCTCCTCCCCGCCGAGCTTCGCCGCGAGGTACGCAAGCGTGTCCGGCCGCTCCGCCTCGATGTGCCGGTACAGCGCCTCCAGCGTCGCCCGGTCGCCCTCCTCGACGGCGCCGTGGCATCCGGTCGTGCCGCTACCGCAGAGCATGACGAGGTTGCCGTGTACGTCGTCGCGCGGGTGCCGGTGGACGTGGTGAAGGCTGAGGCGGCCCGTGGCGCCGCAGAGCGCGCACTCCCGCCGCTGCCGGTGCAGCGTCCGCAGGAGCCGCGGGTCGCGCTCGCGCGGCTTCGGCTTCGGGTCGCTCACGCCTCGACCAGCCTCCCGAGCGCCATCGGATCCGGCCGCCCTCGGGCCGCGAGTATTGTCTGCACCGTCCCGTCGTCCATCTCCGTCGGCGTCCACACGTACGTCTCCACGCCCGCGATCCGGAGGGCGCTTATCCATTCCTGCTGCTGCGGCGTCGGCCGGTTCCCGCCGCCCTTCACCTCAACGGCGACGAGCCGGTCACGGACGAGGATCAGGTCCGGGAACCCTTTGCCGTCCGCGGCGACGGGGACGCGCCAGCCGTGCTCGGTGCGGACGGCGGTGAAGTGCGCGACCCGCCAGCCGTACAGGCGTGCCATCGCGATGATCGCCTTCTGGAACTCGTTACTGCGGGCGCCACCCATCAGACGATCTCGTCCAGCTTCGCCGCCCCGAGCGGTGCCCTCGCCGCCGCCGGCGGAACCCGTAGGCGCAGACTCCCCGTCCAAGCCCACGTCGGCTAGGCGCTCCTCGATCTCCTCGACGGCGTACTTGCCCTGCGCCTCGATCGCCCGCCGCGCCCACCCCGGCACGTCCGTCACGAGGTCAGTCCTCCAGTCCGACAGCGGCGGCGAGCCGCGCCATCGCTTCCCTCGACACGAGCCACCCGTCGCCCATCTCCCGGCGGCTCGCCACGAGCGCGCGGGCCGCTTCCAGCACCGCGTCCGCGCTGAGCGGCGCGTCCTCCGCCAGCAGCGTCGGCCGCTCCTCCCGCCGGATGGCCGCCATCGCCGCCCGCAGCTCCCTGTAGCCCCACCCGGCCCGCTCCGCCCGCTCCAGCCACCGTTTTTGCTCCCGCGCGGGGAGGCGGTGGACGAGGCCGTGCGCGCTGAACGGCACCGTCGCCTTGCGGCGGCTCGGCGGTATGCCCCGGCAGATCGCGACGCGCCGTAGGAGCGTCTCCTCCGTCAGCCCCGTGAAGGCGATCGCTTGCGCGTACCGCTCCCCGTACGTGCCCTCCCCGTACAGGAGCCAGTCTCCGAGCCACCATGAGCAGCTGCGGTTGACCTGCCCGAGCCAGCCGCCGAACTTCTCGTACGCTTCGTACGGCAGGTCGCCGCCGTCGTCGGGCTGCAGGTCGAGGCTCGTCACGGTCATGCGCCCGCTCGACGCGAGCGTGTCGAGCGCGTGCAGGATGCTGCTCTCGAGACGGACGAGCTCCCCGGCCTGGTCGGTGAACCGCTCGTCGCTGACGACGGTCATGCCGCCGACCCCTCATTGCGCGGCCGCCCTGCCGCCGCGCTACCCGGTCCGGGCGCGAACGCGACGCTGCCCGTCGGCGCGTTCGGCACGGCGGCGGCCGGGTGGATCGCCTCCGCCTCCTCGATGCGCTCCATCGTCAGCGGCGGCGGCTTCGGCTCCGCCCGCAGCTTCCTGATCGCCGCGAGGTTCCGCTTCGGCACGGCTACGTACCGGCCGGGCGCCTCCCCGCACAGCCGGATCGCCTGCTCCACGCTGCCCGCCTCGACCTCCCACGTCTCCTCCGCGCTCGGGTTGAGCATCACCACGTACGTCCGCGCCATGTTCTCCTCCTCCGTTCCCGGGCCTACCGGCCTCGGATCGCCTTCGTCAGCGTCTCCCTCTTGATGCCGTAGTCGCGGCTGAGCGCCCGCAGGCTCTCCCCCGCCGCGTGCCGCCGCCGTGCTTCCGCCACGAGCGCCTCGTCCAGGCCCCCGCCCCTCCTGCGCGGCGACTGCGTCGGCAGCCCGTACCTCGCCGCAAGGTTGAGCAGCACGACGCCGGTGAGCGTCCCGTCCACGTTCTCCGCGTGGCCGCGCAACGTGTCCCGCAGCTTGACAGGCATCCGCAGCAGCCAGTGGTCGCTGCCGCCGCCCTGGTAGCTGCTGCTGCTGCGCGTCCACTTCAGCCCGTACCGGGACGCGAGGATCTCCCCGACGACATCGTTGATCGCCATGTCGCGTTCTGCCGCCTCCCGATCGACGGCCGCCCGGATCTCCTCGGGAACGTCGCGGATGTCGATCGCCGCTCGCATGGCCCTACGTAGTCTAGCCGGTAGCGTCGAATGCTGCCTCCGCGAACACTCGCTCCGCCTCCAGGTACAGCGGGTCGTCCATGCCGTTGATCGGCCCCTGCTCCAGCAGTCGAATCGCGTCGGCCTTCTCCTCCTCCGTCGGCGCCGCCAGCGGCCTGCCCGCCCACCGCGCCGTCATGCGGAACAGGATCGGGCGCGGCCTGATGCGCGCCGACTCGCCCAGCGCGGGCCTCTCCTGCGGCGGGTCGGGAGAGTCGAGCTGGAGGCGCTGCCGCGGCGTGCCCGCCCCGATGATGCCCAAGATCGTGTCCTCCCTCCGCCGTTCGTACGCCCGCATGAACGCCTGCCTCGTGCTCGCCGCACGATCGCTATGCAGCAGGTTCCAGGTGCCGCCCAGGTCGCGTACCGCCGCCGCGACCTCCGGCGGCAGCCCGCCGTGCCCGCGCGCCGCGACCGCCATGCTCCACGCCTCCTCCGGCGTCGGCAACGCGGCCCGCTCCTCCGCGACCTCCCGCCGGATGTCCGCGATGCTCGGCAGCCACGTGCTCTTGCGGACGAGCCGGTGGATCGCGTTCGTCACGTCGTCGCCGTCCATGTCCTCCAGCATCGCCGCGTACAGGCTGACGCTCCGATCCGGGAAGTCCTGCCGCGGGTAGAAGTCGCGGAGCGCCCCCAGCGCCTGCGCCAGCCGCCTCATCCCGCCCTCCTCGCGAGCGTCGCCTCCGCTATCGCCGCCGCCCGCTCCGCCGGGCTGCCTCCGCCGCGGGCCGCGTTCGCCGCCCGCTCGAAGATCGCGTCGTTCGCGTACACGACGCTTGGACTCGGGTCTCCCCTCCACCACGGGTCCGCGAGTGTCGCCCGGATGATCCGGTCGTGGTCGTCCACCGTCAGCTCCGGGTGCTCCCTGTGGCGCAGTACGATCTTCCGGAGCCACGTCGTCGCGCCGAGCCGCTGCCCCGTCGCCGCGCACCACGCCGCCAGCACCCGCCGGGCGAATTCGTCCTCCTCGTCCGTGACGACCCTCCCGTCCGCCTTCCAGCCGCGCCGCGTAACGATCGCTACCTGCGTTGAAGCGTTAGCTTCAACGCTTTCCTGGTTCAGAACTTCCTGGTTCAGCGAGACGCCTGCCGTCCCTGGTCTAGAGACGCCTGCCGTCCCTGGCAGGCCGTCTCCCGTCTCTACGTCGTCGGCCTGGACGACGTGCGGGAACACGTACTCGTAGGTTCCGAGGCTCCCGTCCTGCCGCCTGCGCCGCCTGCGCTCGATCAGCCCCGCCGCCGTCAGATCGGCGAGCGCGTTCTTCACGGCCGTCGGCCCGAACTCCGTCTCCTCGCAGATGCGGCGGACGCTCGGGTGGCAGCGGCCCGTGTGATAGTTCGCCGCGTTCGCGATCGACAGCAGCACCGCCTTCCTCGTCGGGCTGCCCGTCCGCTGCTCCGCCGCCCACGCCATCAGCTGGTAGCTCATGACGTCCGCCGCCCGCTGCTACGCTCCATATCGATCCTCCTGGCTCGGGGGTGATCGTCGTCTAGGGGGCGTTCCTGCGGAGCGCCCCCTTCCGCTTCTCAGGCCGCGCAAGTATGCCTGCGTACTCCGGTATGTCCCGGACCCGGGGCGCCCCCAGCGTCTCCCTTAGCGTCCGCTGCAGATCGCGTGCCGTGTAGTAGCCGACGCCGAGCGCTTCCGCGACGCCCTCCGTGTCCTCGCCCTCCGCGAGCAGCTCCACGATCCGCTGCTGCCGCTCCGTCAGTCGCCTCTCCATCCGGTCCTCCGCGCGTCGAGGATCTCGTTCATCGTGCGCGCCCGCTCGTTTGCGGCCGCGTCGTCGTATCGTGCCAGCTTCTCCACGGTCGCGAGCGCCGACTCCGCCAGCTGCGCAAGCGCGAGCTGCTCCCGCAGCAGCTCCGCCTGCGCCGTCGTCCGCGCCCGAGCCGTCCCGACCCGGTAGCCGACGGCGTACCCGCCGAGCGCGACCACGGCGGCCGACGCCCACCACGCCCACGTCACGACCCACCCCCGTCGCGCTGTGCGCCCTCCTGCGCGTCCGCCGCCTCCTCCGGGGGTTCCGGGCTGTCCTGCGGCTCCGTCGCGCTCTCCGTGGCTCCTGGCGCTACCTGGAAGCCGTTGAACGCCCATGCGAACGCCTCCGCGATCTGCGTGTCGTTCGGCGGCGGGAACCCTCCGCTGCCCCCCGACAGGTCCTGCGCCTTCACGATCGTGTTCGCGAGGCGCCTCCAGTACGACGCCGTCTCCTGCCGCGTCAGCTCCGTGATGCCGTGCCCGTACACGTGCGTCGCGGCCGCGTCCTCGACGGCCAGCCAGTCGCGCTCCGGGTCGAACGTCGCGAACGCCATCCTGATCGCGTTCGCGTCATCGAGGCTCTTTACCTCAATCGCCCCCGCCAGCAGGCTCCGCCCCGGGTCGAACGTCCCAGCCGCTCCCCGCGGCGCCCGCCCCTGTGGCCTCTCCCCACCGCCGCGCGTCGTCTCCTCCGGCGAGTGCCCGTCGGCGTCGCTCAGCTCCTCCGTCGCGAGCGCGAACGCCTGCGCCAGCACGTTCTTGAACGCCATCGTCATCGCCTTATTCGTGCTCTTGTCGCCGCTATCGGTGCCCTCCCCCCACGTCGTCGCCGTCACGCTGTCCCCCCCGGCGCCGTAGAACGTGAACAGGACGTGCAGGTTGACCTCGTACATGGTGCTCCCGCGCGCCGTCGTCCGCTCCGCCGTGATCCGCTCCAGCACATCCGGCACGACGAACACGCCCCACTTCGCCAGCAGCGGGTTAAGCGCGTTCATCACGTCGTCGTGGCCGCGGTACATGAAGTTCTGCTGCTGGTTCCGCTGGTCCTTCCCGATCGCGGGCAGCCCCGCCAACACGGCGATCATCCGCTCATGGATCGTCATGCCAGCCTTCGGCTCCTCGTCCGGCCCCCACGTCGGGCCGGTGTACGTCGTCTCCTCCGTTGCCGTCATCTCTCCTCCTTCGGGTTCTCCCTCAAGTGTGCGGGGCGCGGGGAGCCTGCCGCCGCCGACGGGGTCGGCGGGTTCCCCGGCAGGCGCTCCGCGCCCCTCGTGGGCAGGGTTCAGGGGGAGGCGATCCCCGCCCACTCCTGCGCGGGCAAGCTCACCAGCAGCCCGCCCGCGACCTCCATGTCCCGCTGCCGCTCAAACATGTCGGCCTCCTTCGCCGCCGCCGTCACCGCGTTCGCCAGCCCCCACTGGTTCAGGTCGCCGCCGAGCGCGAGATGCCGCAGGACGCTCATCTGCTCCTGCTCGTTCAGGTCGAACCGCTGCGCCAGCCGCTCCGTCGCCGCCACCGGATTCTGCACCCGCGGCCCCGTCGTCGCGGCCTGCAGCTCCTCGACCAGCTCGCTGAAGAACGTCTCGCTGAGCGCCGCCCCGACCGCGTCGCGCACCTTCAGGAAGAACGCCGCATCGTCCGCCGCCAGCGTGTCATCGCGGTAGATCGCGTACGCCTCCTCCTCCTGCGCCCGCCCGACGTGGTACCGGGTCAGCGCCCGCATCGGCACGATCATCCCGTTCGCGCACACGAGCCTCCACGCGAACGGCTGCACCGCGAGGGCGCTCTCCCCGACCTCGCTGTTACGGATCTCGACGCCCGCCTGCAACGTGTCGCCCGGACGGATGTCCCGCTGCACACTCGGCAGGAGCGCCCGCACGTACATGCGGTCGTCCGTGAGCGCCGACACCTGAAACTCCAGATCCGGGTAGCCGCTGAACACCGGCACGATCGCCTGCTCCAGCAGGTCGATGTTGTCGAGGCGCCGGTAGCGGTCGCTGAGGAACGCCCGCACGTCGCCGCCGAGCATCCTCACCATCCGCCGCTCCGGCTTCTCCCGCAACCAGTGTCCGACGTTCGCGTCGAGCAGCCCGGGCGCCTCCTGCTGCATCCGTGTGTAATAGCGGCGCGGGATGCCGACGCGCTCCCCGATCTGCCGGTGCGCCCGCTCTTTCACGAACCCGCCCTCGATCTCGTCCGCGGTGTCCCACGACAGGTAGCTGCCGCCGCGCTCCCCCGGCTGAGGGTACGACGAGAACGTCATGCGCCGCGTGTCCACAACGTAGTCCCGCTTCGTCTCCTGCTGCCTGAGTAGCTCCTCCGCCAGCTCCGCCAGCGTATGCCGCTCCTCCCGCCTGCGCGGGTTCCCGGTTGCCGCCGGGTCGATGATCGTCGTCATCTGTCCCTCTCCTCCTGCTGCCTCCGCAGCGTCTCGTACTCCGTCCATGTCAGCGCCCGCCACGTGAGCGGCCCCTCGCACAGCCCGCCCCACCCGAACGCCGCCGCCATGAGGCTGAACTTCACAACCGCGTCGATCAGGTCGTCCGCCTCCGCCCTCGTCGCCACGACGCGGAGCAGCTCGCCGCCGCAGTAGACGGCGTAGCCTGCCCCGACGAGCAGCCTCGCTGCCGCCGCCTGCGACGGCCACACGGCGCCGGTCATCACCGTCCCGCCTCCCACGGGTTCACGATCCACACGCCCGGCTGATCGTCCTCCGTGCCGTCCGGCAGCGCGTCCAGCACTCCGCAGGCGCAGCCGACGGGGAACTCCCCCTCCCCGTGCAGCGTCACGGCCGCGACGCCGACGCCTCCCGGCGTGCCCGTCGTCGCTACCAACGTCAGCTCCCCGCCGCGCAGACGGTAGATGCGGTAACGCTCCTTCAACCGGCGTGGCGCCACGTCATCCCAGCTCATCGTCGTTCCGCTCAAGCCTCCTCCTTCCGGGTGACTCCCGTCACGACTGAGCAGTAGGCGGTCTCGCCATCCGACCACAGCGCGAACTGCCCGTCCGGGTAGTACGCCATGACGTGTTCGGTGTCGATTCCGATCGCCTCCGCGGCATCGGCGAATGCTGCCCGCCCTCGCCATTGGGCGTTCACGGCTCGATGCGCCCGTAGCGGCGCCCCTCCGCGAGATGCTCCGCCACCGGGCGAAACCCGTCCTGCAGCCCGGCCGCAACCAGCAGGTCGAGGCGGAAGCGGAGCGTGAACCTGTGCTCGTCCTCGACCTCCATCGTCCAGCCGTCCTCGTCCGCGTCGAACCCGACGCGCTCCGCCTCCACCTTCCCCAGCGTCATCGTCTCCTCCAGGCTAGGAAGGCGGCCCGCTGTACGTATGCCTACGAGGTTCGTTGTGTAGACGGCTTGCGGGGAGCTCTCCGGTAGCTCCTTCTCGCTAACGAGCCGCCTGATGAATGCCTCCTGCCGTTCGATCATCGTCTCCTCCTCGGGAGCCGTGCGCCCTTGGCCCCCACTACTCTAGCAGGTTCGCAGCGGTTTGAAAAGGGGTGAATCCGCAGATTCGTGACGCGGCCCGCCCCGCGTGGGAGGAGAACTCACGCCGGGGCGGGCCGCATCCTCGCCCCGCGAAGCGGGGGAGGGTCGGTGCGAGGCTCTACCTCACAGGGGCAGGCTCGTTCCGCAGCTGGTACGTCACGGTGAGAGCGACGAGCAGCGCCGCCACGGCCGTCAGCAGCTCCCCCTGCCCGATCGCGCCGTCGTTCTCGTAGCCGACGCTGAGGGCCGTCAGGAACGCCGTCGCCGCCGCCAGGAACGCTTTGATCGCGCCCCCGAACGACCCCGGCGTGTTCTCCGCAAACCATGTCGCCGCCGAGCCTCCGAGCACGACGAGCGCGATCCCCACCCACTGCCCGCCAGACAGGTCGTCGATGCTGCCGTTCCCGACCGCCGTCGCGACCGCCGCGACGAGCGCCGCGACGAGCGCGACGAGCGCCTTCGTGTACTCCAGCATTGCCGCCTCCTTTTCCTACGTCGTCTCCGGCTGCGGGCGCTGAGACTGGATCACCGTCTGCACCGCCTCCGCCGTCTGCGTCATCAGCGCCCGCAGCTGTTCCAGCTGCGTCGCCATCGTGTCGAGCGTCGGCCGCGCCTCCAGCCTCGACATCTCGATCTTCAGCTCCTGGATCTCCTGCCTGAGCGCTTCCTCCCTCCTCTTGCTGGCCGCCAGTTCTTCATCGACCCGTTCGGCCTTCGCCCGCTCCGCGTTCCGTTCCCGCTCCCACGCCGCCGCCGCGCCCGCCGCCGCCGCGCTCTCCGCCCGCAGCCTGCCGACGACGAGGAACCCCGCGAACAGGACGCCGAGCGCTGCGAGGTCGAGAACGATCCGCGCGCTGGACGGGAGGTCGCCGAGGATGTTCGCTACAACGATGACGGCGCCGGCGAGCGGAGGCATAAGGAGCTTCGCCTCCCCGATCATGCGGTGCTCTCCGCCGGTCGTCTCGATCGCTCGCCTCTCCCGGCGCTGATCGTGCGTCGCCGGTCGCGCGTCGTCACGCTCACATGGTACGCGGCTCCCGCCGTCATCCCCGCCGCCTACCCCGCCTTTAGCTGCACTCCGACCGTCGGCGCCCCGTGCGTGTAGTTCGTGTGGTGGAGAAGGTCGCGTCCGATCACCGCCTTCGCGTCGATGCCGACGTGGACGTGCGGCCCTCCGTCGCCCGCCCCGATCGCCCCGATCCGCGCCATCGCCTGCCCCTTCCCCCACCGGCTGCCGGTCGCGGGCGCCGCCGCTACATGCCCGATCCAGTAGCGGAGGCCGCTGACGCCCTCCGCGTAGAAGGCGTCACCGCCCTGCGCGCTGCTCTGACGTGTGACGACGAGCGGCTCGGGCGCTAGCACCCCCGCCCCTGTCCGCCCGAACCCGTCATCGAACGCCGGGTAGTACGTGTCGTGGCCGGGCCTCGGGAACCCCGCCGTCCGGTGCGTCAGGTCGTGCAGCAGGACGCTCGTGCCGCCGCTGACGATCGGCCCCAGCGGCGGCACGTCGCGTTCGTGCTCGTCCGCGTACTGCTCCAGCAGGCTCACGGCGAGCGTGTCGAAGGCGTCAGCCGCCCGCAGCTCCTCCATCAGCCGCGGCCCCACCCATCCACTCTGCGGCAGCCCCGCGTCCGCCTGCGCCGCCTTCACGAGCGCCGTCATGCTCGCGTTGAACGCCCGCTGCGTCGCGGTCGGCGCGGTCGGCGGCCCCACCCCGAGGTAGCGGCGGACGCCCCGGCGGACTCCCTGCACGTCTGCTCCGTAGTCGCCCGGCTTAAGGATCCTCGTCAGCGTTGCCGCCATGCGCCCTCCCTCCTTTCACTGGCAGTAGATGATCCTGTAGATGTGCGGAATCCAGTCGTCCGTGACCGCCTCGAACGGGCCGAACGCGATGTAGACAAGGCTCTGCGCAGACGGCCCGTCGTCGACGGTGGTGGTGACGGTGAATTCGTCGGCGCCGAGCGCGACCGTCCCGGCGATGGCGCCCGCCGAGCTGACGTTCGAGCACCATCCCTTCGTGACCGACTGGTACAGCCGCTGCTCGGACCCATCTAGAAATACGCATGCCTGATGGTCGGGGGTGACAACGCCGAACCCGATGTTCCCGGTGAGTGTCGTGCCGAACCCGTTCGTGTCACCCGTCGTCATCATCAGCACTGCCGCGACCTCGTCTACCAGCGTGTTCGCGACAGTCTCGACGACGTCATCGTCGAGCGTGTCCGACGGCGTAAACGACCCCGTAGACGACTCGCCGTCCCAGAATGCGATCGAGTCATGCGAGTCGCTGACGGATTGGTAGTCGAGCAGCAGGTCGGTGTCGCTGCCGCCGGTCGGGTAGGCGTCGAGCTGCCCCCCGAGGATCGTCCCGCCGACTCCGGCGTGGTACGGCTCGTAGATCTGCGGCGTGGACGACCCGGCGAGCGCTGTAGCGACCCGCTGCTGCCCCGACGATACGCACTCCAGGTAGGCGGTTTGCCAGTCAAGGTCGGACGGGGGGTACGACCCGGCGCCCGACCAGAACCAGTGTGTGCCGTTGTAGAACGCCTCGCCGTCGCCGCCCTCGAACATGCCGACGGCGAGTAGGCTGCGAACGCGCCAATCAAGCGTCAGCGTCTGGTCGCCACCGTCGGAGTGCAACTCGTGCATCCCCGCGTTGTCGAAGCCTCCCCAGGCGAGCCAGTGGACGTAACGGGTACCCGCCGACACCGTCGTGAAGTTGACGGTGAACCCGTCCGTGTCCAGCGACACGGCATCGGCGCGGTAGTCAACGTTCGACCCGGCACCACCCCCGACGGCGGTCCGCGCGTAGATACAGTCGTCGGTGAGGACGGATCCCTTCGGGTTCGGCGATACCCACCCGACATGTTGCAGCAGCGACGCGGAGTCCCAGTCGGTTGCCATTAGTCCGAAGAACACGCCGAGGTAGGAGCTGTTGACGACGGAGTCGAGCGTGCCAGTGTTGGAGCCGAAGAAGCAGACGCCCTGCGGTTGGAAGCCGAGGCCGGTGACGGCGTAGTTGCCGGTGGAGCCGGGGACGGTGAACGATCCGGACTTGTAGAAGCCCACGCCGCTACTTTCGGACTGTAACCCTGATGAATGCGGGCATGTAGTTGCCGGAGCCGCCAGCTCCCCCGCCGACGCTCGCGAGCGATGCGGTGGTCGCCCATGCGCGGATCGAGAACGAGTAGGTGCCCGCCGACGGGACGTACTCGCGCCGCACCGTCGTGATCTGACGATACGCGCCGCTGAGAGTGAGGAAGATGTCTCCGAGTTTCCCGATGGACGCGGCGCCTCCGCCATCCACGTCCGCGTAGAGCGCGAAGAACGTGCCGCGGTTCGTGCCCCCGCCGGGCGAGTCCGCATAGGGGAAGTACCCCTCGACGATCACCTTCGTCGCTCCGTCGCACACGACGTCCGGCGCGGTTACGAGCGTGGTCGCGCCGCCCTCCGTCGTCGCGGTGATCAACGTCAGGCCCGTTAGCTCCTGGTACACGTAGCCTGGCTCCAACTGCAACGAGTTGAAATTCCCGCCCGCTCCGTTGCAGTAGATGACCCGCGCCTCACCGGAGTAGAGTTTCACCGTCGTTTGCCCGTCGATCGTCTCCGACCCCGCCGGGTCGAGCGTCACGACGGTCGACCCGTTCGTCGTCTTGTTTCGCAGGATCACCCACCAGCCGTCGCCGAGCGTCTCGTCCGCCTCAAACGTCTGCGTGATCGCCGCCGTGATGTCGATCGTCTTGCCCCTGTCGGCCGTCCCGAGGACCGAGTTCGCCGACCGCGACTCGTATTGCAAGTTCGGGACGCCGACGCCGGGAACGATCTCGAAGGCGCTCACAGATTCACCCCGTATGCGATCACGTCGAGAATGCGATCGTTCGAGTCGATCACGTTCGAAGCAGACCGCGCCGACACCCGCGTACCAGACGGGACGTACACGGGGAACGGCCCGGCCGCTCCGGGCTGCAGGCCGCCGGTTGTCGCCTCCGTACTCATCGCGATGTCCGGGATCAGCACCTCCTCCAGCCCCGCCGGGCCGACGCCGATATCGAACACGAACTCCCCGGACTGAAGCGAGCCGTTGGAACGCGCACCTACGGACACGTTGATGTACGTGACCGGCCGCTCCGTCGCTGCGACAAGCTGCACCCACGACCCCTTGCTGCTGAGACCACCGCCTCCGGCGTCCACGGCGGTGCCGCCGCTGTCGCTCGTGTTCGCCCCCCAAGTCTCCGTCGTATGCCCCGCGGGGGGCGTGCGAAACCCCTTCGCGACGAGCACGACGTTCGTGTTCAGTTCGACCGCGCCCGCGGTGCTCTGCACCCGCGCCGATAGCCGCTCCCCCGCCGGGACGCGCACCGGCCAGTATGTCGCCGCATGCTGGAACCCGGTCGTCGGCTGACACAGGTGGAGGTTCTCGATCAGCACCTGCTCCCCGCCGGCCTGCCCGACGCCGATGTCGGTGAGGAAGTCCTTCACGCCCGTGTTCTGCCGCTGCGTAATCCACATGCCGCACGCCTCGAACGGCACTGCCGCGAACAGCTCGAACCACGCGCCCTTCGTGTTGGCGGCGCCGCCGGTCGGGCCGTTCCACGTGAACGCCGCCAGCGACGGCGGCTTGGCCGCGCCGAGTGGCAGCCCGAGCAGCCTCCCGTCGTCGCGCCGCGCACGCGGCCACCGCATCAGACCCCGGTTCAGAAGTCGCCCCCGAGCGCGAACACGTTGATCACGCCGGACGTGAGCGCGACCGTGATCGCCGCGCGTAACGACCAGCCGGACGCGATCACTAGGTTCTCGTAGGTGCGTGAGACGCGGTAGCCGACGACGGTCGTGGACGCTGCTGCCGGGTCGCCGAGGTCTACCTCGTCGAACAGCCAGAAGTTCGACCCGTCATGCAGGAACAGCGTCACGACAGAGTCAGCCGGGTCGCCGGTCGCTTTCAGCACCACTTCCTCGATGCGTGAGCCGGACGATCCGGCTGTGAACACGGTGGCGATGGTGCCGGTGCCGTCACGGTTCGTGTTCGCCGTCGATACCGACGCGACCCCGACCTTCGGGGTGGAGATGAACTGCGGGGATGTTGCCATTTGCTACCTCGCGATCGTGTAGCGGAACAGCAGGTCGGCACCCGCCTCGGACGAGGCTGGGTCGGGCACGATGAAGCCACGCATGTTGAACAGGTAGCCGGATGTGGTGGAGACCGCAACCAACAGCGGCTTGGACACCTCCCCGACGTCGGCGGGTTCGGTCGCGGTGAGCGCCCCCGCCGTCGTGTCCGACAGATAGTAGACAGCTCCGGCCGTTAGACTGGACAGGCCGGTGATGTAGCCGCCAATGGTGAGCGTAAAGTCGTCGGCTCCGGCGACCGCCGAGACGATGCCGACAGCCTCCGCGTTCGTCTCGCTGTTTGCCTGCGCCTTCACATAGCTGGTGCCGTTGTATCTGACGACGTCGCCGACGGAGAGGCCGTGTCCGGTCTGCGTAATGTCTCGCTCCATTGCCTCGCCGCTGCCGCCCCCGCCAGCCGGACCAGTCGCTCCGACAGGCCCCTGCGGCCCCTGCGGCCCCTGCGGCCCCTGCGGCCCCTGATCCCCGGCCGCGCCGTCCTCGCCGTCCGCGCCCGGCGGCCCCGTGGCGCCCGTCGCGCCCGTCACGCCCTGCGGCCCGATGTCCCCGCCTGGCCCCGTCGGGCCGGTAGGGCCGGTCGCCCCGGTCGCCCCGGTCGCGCCGGTCGGCCCTCCTGACGGCCCAGTCGGCCCCGTCGGCCCGGTCGCGCCGATCGGCCCAACCGCCCCCGTCCCAGTCGGTATCGAGTCGAACGTCAGGATCACGCCCAACCCCTCCGCCCCGGTCCCGGCGCCGTCCACGTCCACGGCCAGCAGGTCGGCGGTGAACACCTGGTCGTTAGCGGTGTCGATCACCGGCGGTGTGGCCGCCGCATACGACGTGTAATCGCCAACGTCGATCGTGATCGGCGTGGACAGCATGTTGGTTGTACCGGTGCCGTCCTGCCCGCTGTTGCGGATCTGCACAGTCACCAGGCCGGACGAAGAAGCGACGCTCACGAAGGCGTGCGCCTCCCTCAGATGCAGCCCGTTCAGGTCGGCCGGGATCGCCCAGATGAACCGGTCGTCCCCGGCCTCGACGATCATGCCCTCCCGGAACAACTTGATCTCGTAGACGGCCGGAATGACGCCGATCGGCGGCGGACGCCTCAGCAGCTGGTCGGCCTTGTACCGCGTCTGCCGGATCGTCCGGTCGCGGCCCGGCTCCGTGATCGTCCTCGCCATCTAGGCGAACCCCTCGTTCCCCGGGCTCGTCTGCAGCTCGCTGATCGCGAGCACGCCGTCGCCGTCCCAGCTCGCCGTGTACGCGTAGATGCGCTGCGCGCCGCTGAACCCCCCGCACAGCGCCGCCCCGGCGCGGACGGTGACGAGGTCGCCCTCCGCGAAGTCGCCGAACGTGAACGCCCCCCGCTGCGGCGTGACATGCACCAGCTCGTGCGGCAACGCCCGCAGCCAGCTCTCCGCCAGCCACTGCCACCAGTACAGCTCCCTGCCGACGGTCGCCTCGTCGCCCCGGGCGTCGAAGATCTGGATCTCCATGCGGACGTCATAGTCGGCCTGGCTCTGCACCCTCCGCGCGTTCACGGCCGACTTCGGCGGGTCCGGCATCGGCGAAGTCGAGACGACGTTCGCCCGCCAGTGCTGCACGCCGCCCGGGTCGTTCTCCGTCTTGACGCGCGGCCCGAGGTAGTACCACAGCTTGTTGACGAGGTTCTCCATGTTCGTGTTCCAACGGACGGCGCCGACGTTGCGTGCCCCCATCGCGTACTCCAGGATGATCTCGCCGGTGCGGTCGGTCCCGTAGTTGCCGTTGTAGCCGTCGATGCGCGCCATGTTCCCCGCCACGTCGATCGGCGTCTCCACGATGTCGAGCTGCCCCGTCGAGATGAGCAGGCTCGCGACCTCCGCGATCGTCATCGGCCAGTCCACCGGCGCCCCCTCGACGCTGACGCCGCCCGTCGCGAACGACCCGATCTGCACCCTGAGCGGCCCCTCCGCGTCATCCGGGATGTCGCCCGCGTCCTCGCTGTTGACGAGGATCTGCTCCAGGATCTGCGGCGCCGTCTGGAAGTCCTCGATGAACGTCGGGTTCGAGAAGTCTCCATCCGCGTCGCGGGCGGGCCGCTTCTCCCACAGCTCCATCGGCCCCGTCACGTTGTACTGCACGTACCCGGTGTCCTCCCCGGCGCTGACCTCCCTGACGATCGCGCGGCCATGCAGCGCCAGCGTCCCGTCTAGGTAGATCTTGACCCTGCTCCCGCTCGCGCCGGTCGCGAGATGCATGGGAACGGTGACGATGCCCTGACTCGGCGCGTTCATGCGGCGCGTAACGCTGCCGCTGACCGTCTGCACCTCCGCGTTGTCGATGAACACCTCTGCGGCCACCGGCGGCTCCTACGTCGCGTCCGGGTCGGCCGCGACGAGCGCCAGCACGAAGTCGAGCACTTGGTAGTTGTCCACGTGCTCCCACTGCAACCCCTGCTCGTCCAGGTGCACTGTGAGGCTCCGGGCGCTCTTGCCGGTCGGCGTCCACGCGAGCGTCCCCGACGCCGGTGCGAGGATGCTCTCCGCCGCCGCCTCTAGGTCCTCCTCCATGTCGTTCCGGGCGGCCACGATCGCCGTCTCCACGTGCGTGCTGAGGATGAGCAAGCTGCCCTCCAACGTGAAGTGCCTCGGCTCCTTCCAGCTCGGGTGGACGATGCCCCCGTCGCCGTACGGGACCTTGTCCACCGGGACGCGCGCCTGGATGCCGTGCAGCCCCGGCGTCTTGTTGAGGTAGTACTGGTCGGCCGCGCCGCTGTTGAACGTGATGGTGCCGCCCGGGGTCGTCAGCGTGTATGCGACGCCGATGTCGGTCATACGATCTCCATGTTCGCCTTGCTCGTGATCGCCTGGTTCGCCGCCTCCGGGTGCGTGGTGCCCCGCTGGATCTCCCGCAGCACGGCGAGCATCCGCCGCTGCGTATCGAGGAGCGCCTGCGCCTGCCCGCGAGTGATGCCCTCACGGTTGTCGCTCGCCGCCTGCGCCGTCGTCAGCGTCTGCCCCGGCGTCCGCGGCAGTCCCGGCACGTCCTCCCGGTCGATGCTTCCTCCGCCCGCTGCGCTCGTGCCAGGCGTCGGCCCCGGGGTGAGCAGCCCCGCCGTGCTTCCCGTCGGCAGCAGGTTACTGAGGAGGCGTCCGGCGAATCCCTGCTGCGTCTGCAGCAGGCTGAACGTCTGCTCCGCGAACGACCGGCCCGCCTCGTCCGCGACGTCCTTCTCCTCCTCCCGCAGCTCCCGCAGCTCTTTCTGCGTCCGCCGCAGCTCGATCAGCCATTTCCGCCGTTCGGCGCTGCCCTTCTTGCTCTCGTTGACGCGCTTGCGGTAGTAGCGGATGAGCGCGTTCAGCGCCCTCTCGTCGTCCTTGATCGTGTTCTCCGTCAGCCCGGCGAGAGTGAGGTTGTCACGGAGGCGATCCTCCGTCGCCTGCAGCCGGTTCTCCTTCTCCCGCTCCGTGATCTCCCGCAGCTCGTTCCGCGCCGCCCGGATCTGCGCGAGGTACTGGCGGCCCGCGGCCGTCGCGATCCCGACCGCCTTGATCCGTTCCCGCCAGAACCTGATCAGCGCTCGCAGCGCGACGCGGTCGTCCCTGATCGTGTTCTCCGTCAGCTGCGCCAGCCGCAGGTTGCCCTGCAGGATGCCCTCCCGCTCCTGCGCCCGCGCGTCAGCCCGTTCCTTCGCGGCCCTCGTCCGCTCGTCCGCCGCCTGCTCCTCCGCGTCGGCCGCCGCCCTCGCCGCGTCCTCTTCCTGCGCCGCGATCGACCTCAGCTCCGCTTCCGCCTGCAACGCCTCGATCAGGAACTGGCGGCGGATCGCGGGCTTCAGGCGGGCGTTCGCGCTCATTTGCCTTGCCCACGCCGCCAGTTCCCGCAACGCCACCTTGTCGTCCGCGAGCGTCTCGTTCCGCAGCCGAGCGATCTCGACGTTCTCCCGCAGCCTCGTCGCTCTCGCTTCCGCCTCCGCCGCCGTGATCCCGCTCGGCTTCGCCCTCGGCAGCTTCACGCCGCCGCCGGTGCTGGTGACTCCCCGCGGCCCCGCCGGTCCCGCCGGGGGCAGCGCCGACGTGACTGGCTGCAGGTCGATGCCGCCGGGGGCGCCGGGCCTGCCGGTCGGGCGTACCGTGATCACGTTCACGCGCACGGTCGTGTCCACCGACGTGCCGTCGATCGCTTCCAGGTCGCCCTTGAAGTCGCGGAGGTCCTCGCGGGCGCCGTTGATGGCGTCCGCTACCCCGCCGAACTTGTCCCCGATGAACGGGATGTGCGACGCGGCGTCCGCGAGCGTCGAGAGGCCGCCGAGGAACTTGTCTATGGCGTCGATCGCGCGGCCGACGACGGCCACGATCACGTCCGAGAGGCTCCTCCACGCCTTCGCGAACACGGCGAGCGCGGCGGCGACGTCGTAGATCGCGACCTTCAGCGTGAACCCGATGATCTTCGCCAGGGGCTTCAGCACGACGATCGATCGCTGCACGATCACGCCGATGTCTCCGAACGCCTGCTTGAGGAGGGGGCTGACGTCCCGGAACGCCTGCCCGATCTCCTCCACGATCGTCTTGAAGAACGCGTATACGTCGCGAGCGGCCGCCGCCGCGCCCTCGCTATCTCGGATCGCCTGCACCATGCTCGTCAGCCCGTCGAACGCGCTGTTCACGGCCGGGAGGAGCGCCTGCCCGATCTCGATCTGCAAGGCGTTTACGTTGTTCTTGAACAGCTGGATCTGGCTCGCGGTTGTGCCGAACCTGATCGTCGCCTCCTTCTGCAGCGCGTTGTTCTCCCGCCACGCCTGGTTGCCCGTCTTGAGCGCGCTCTCCAGCAGCTCGCCGCTCCCGGCGGCCCGCAGGAGCGCGTCTCGGACGCGGATGCCGCCGAGGCCGAGCTGGTCGAGGGTCGCGAACACGTTGCCGCCCTCGGCGTCTACGCGGCCCAGCCCTTTGATGAACTCCGTCACGGCCTGCGCGGGCTTCGTGCGGAACTCCTCCGCGAACTCCTGCGCCGACTTCCCGCTGACGGCCGCGAACTGATCCAGCTTCTCGCCGCCCTTCGCGACGGTGCTCGCGATCTTCACGAACGTCGTGCTGATCGCGGTGCCGCCCGCCTCCGCGTTGAGGCCGAGGCTCGCGAGGGCCGCGCCAAAGCCGAGGATCTCACTCTGCGTCAGCCCGACCTGATGCCCGGCGCCGCTGATGCGGAGCGCGAAGTCCGTGATCTCGCTCTCCGTCGCCGCCGTCCGGTTCCCGAGCTGCACGAGCGTCGAGCCGAGGTTGTCGAACTGATCCTGCGGCAGCTGCGTGATGTTCGCCATGCGGGCGAGCGCGTCCGCCGCGACGTCGCTCGTGAGGTCGGTCGTGACGCCGAGCTTCGCGACCGTGTCCGTGAACCCTGCGATCGCGCCCTTCTCGATCCCGAGCGCTCCCGCCGCCTCCCCGATCGCGTTCAGCTCGTTCACGTTGATCGGGATGCGGGTGCTCATCTCTAGGAACGTCTCGCTGAGCGCTTTCAGCTCCTGGTCGGTCGCGTCCACCGTCTTGACGACCCCTGCGAAGCTGCTTTCGAAGTCCACGGCCGCGCCGATCAGGCCCTTGGCGGCGAGTCCGGTGGCCGCGATGCCCGCCGCCACCCCCCCGGCGCCGAGGAGGACGCCGGTGCGTGCCGCCGCCCCCCCCATCGCCCCCAGGCTGGCCGTCGTCAGCGACGACTGCCTCGTCAGCCCCTTCAGCGTCCCGGTGGTCGCTGTCGCGTCGGCGCCGACCCTCTTGATGCCCGCGCTCGCCCCCGCCGCCGCGACGCCGCCTCCTCCTCCGGCGCCGCGGACGCTCGCGGTCGGCGTCGCGGTCGCCAGCTCCCGCTGGATCTGCCGCTTCGTCTCCGCGCCGAAGCCGCGTGTGTCCGGCCGGATCTCGACGTACGCGATCTCGATCGGCTCAGCCACCGGCCATCATCGCCTTCAGCTTCCGCAGGCTCGCCTCGTTCATCGCCTCCACGCTGCCGCCCGCCGCGACCTTCGCGGCGCCGTCCTCCGCGTACCGGATCGTGCGGCGCCCCATGCTCTCCAGCCGTTGAAGCGCGTCGAGGAGCGGAATGCCGAGCCTGACGGCCTCCCTCAGCTGCAGGGCGTACGCGGCGTCGAGGAACGTCGCGAGCGTCATGCCGTCGCCGTTGCCTCCCGCGAGGGCGGCCTCACCGTAGATCGCCGAGCGGTGCCGCCACGCCCAGGCTCCGAGGGCGACGGCGTCTCCGTAGGGCGGTGGCTCTGCGTCTCCACCATCCACCTGACCAGCTCACGGATCTGCACGAACGGGATGGCGTCCTCCTCCCTCGCCCGGAGCTCCTTCCACCGCTCGGCGTCCTCGGGCGTGAGGAACGCGCAGATGCGTCCGTCGAGGCGCTGCACGCTGGCCGCGGCCGTGTCGTTCTCCTCCTCCTCCATGTCCTCCCACTCGGCCAGCACTTCCGGGCGGACGTATCTCATCGTGAACGTCTGCCCGCGCACGACGAACGACAGGTCGTCCTGCAGCAGCTCGTCAAAGTTACGTGGCACGGTTCTCCTCCTTCGTAGACCGCTCCGATCGTACCGCCGCCCCTCCGTTTCCACGTGAAAACGCTGCCGCAGCACCCCGCAGGCGGCGCTGGGTGGCCCCCTGCCGCGTCGCGGGGCCGCCGCCGACGTGTTTCCCTACCCCCCGCGCCGCCCGGCCCTGAGGGCCGGAGCGAGGAACGGAAAGCGGCGGCCGTTCCGCGTCAGCCCCGTCTCCAGGTAGAAGCCGTACTCGACGTTCGTGCCGATGCGGGCGACGATCGTGCCGCGGCTCTCCCGCACCTCCCACGTGATGCTGCTCCGCAGGCGGCCGGTGTCCACACGCGGCCCCGGCCTGTCGGTCGCGTTCAGCTTCGCCTGGTTCGTGACCTTCACCGCCCGCCGCGCCAGCTCCCGCGCGACCGCCCCGTTCTGGCCGCTGAGCAGCTTCCTCATCGCCCTGCCGTTCTCCACGACGCGTACGCGGGGCATCAGCTCGGGATCTCCATCCCGTACCCGTACCCGTCGAGCTGGAACCGCAGATCAATCCTCCACCCGGCGCAGCCACCCTCCGGCAGATACGCCTCCACGCCGTCCCAGGTCATCTCGTCGCACACGTCGGTCAGCAGCCCCTGCGCCTGCCGGTTGAACAGGCCGTTGTAGAGCGCCCAAGCGTCCGCGTACCCCTGCCGTCCTGCCAGCTCCAGCTCCGCCGCCGTCGGCGGCACGTACGTCTTGCCGCGCGTCTCGCCCTTCGGCTGGCAGCGCGTGACGCCGATCTGGACGGACACGAGCGGGACCCGGCCGTTGACGTGCCGTCGTCCGATGACACCGCTCGGGCTGCTCGGGCTGGTCGCCTGCTCCGTGATCCGCGGCACCCACACGGCCAGCAGGTCGCAGCAGTCCCACACCGGCTCCCCCAGCACGAGCCGCTGCTCCGTCGGCGCCCCCTGCAGCTGAGGGTCGTCGCCCGGGATGCTGTCGAGGATCTGCACGGCCGCGTCGCGGACGTCGGAGGCCAACTCGTACAGGTCGGTGCTGTCGGCCATCAGTCCGCCACCCCGGGCACCCGCCGCGGCCTGCGCGGCATGTCCGGCGACCACACGGTCGCGCGGCTCCGCTGCCCCGTCGGGTTGTACGCGTTAAGGAAAGCATCCGTGAGCGGCAGCCCCGTCCTCCACACGCCCTGCGTGTCGCGCCCCCAGCCGGTGAAACGGTCGAGATCGATCGTGATGCCCTGCCGCTGGATACGGACGACGCCGTTCGGGAGCGGGCACTCCTCGATCTCGCCGCCGCCGCTGCACGTCTGATGGATCGCGCACGCCAGCTCGACAGCCGCCAGCTGCCCCGCCGCCGGAGGCACGACGCCGAACTCGTACAGGACGCTGAACGTCCCGTCCTCCGTCTCCGGGAGGCTGAGGTCCTGGCAGCCCGGCCAGAACAGCGGCGTGTCCGGGTCCGCCGGGTCGGGCGTGCGGACGAGCCACCGGCGTTCCCGCAGCTCGTACGTGTCGGCGCTGACGACGGCCCCGTCGATCGTGACCTCCACGATCCCGCTCGGGCTGCCCGGCAACGTGACGACGCTGAGCGGCGCGCACCCGCACCCCTCCGCCATCGTTCGCGCCCGGCCCCCCCACGTGCCGTACACGCCGTAGTCGAGGCTGCTGATCCAGCCCCAGCCCCCCCCCGTCCACGTCCCCCACGGGCCGCCGCACGCCGCCGAGCAGGGCCGGAAGCGGTCCTGGCAGGTGCCCGCGAACTGACGGCCGCTGAACGCGTACAGCAGCTGGCTCGCCGCCACGAGCGGCGTCTCCAGCACGCTCGTGTCGCTCTCCGTCCCGCAGCACTCCGCGATAGCCTCCAGCGTCGTCCACGCCTGGCACGGCCCCTGGCTCGGGTCGCCGTCGATCGGCAGCAGACCGCCGCCCCCGAGCGACGCGACGACGACGACCTCGTCCACGCTCGTCGTCTTAGGATCGAACGTCCCGTCCGACGACCACAGGAGGCTCCACTGCGTCCCCGCCGCCCCCGGAGCCGAGAACGTCCGCGTGTACGCCCCCGTCGTTCCCAGCTCGATGATCCCCGCGGTCGTCGGGCCGAACACCGTCGCGCCCTGGTTGTCGTCGATGCGGACGGCGACCGTCCCGACGAGGCCGCTCGTCCCGCTCTCGTAGACGGCCTCGAACGTGCCGCCCTGCACCACCTCAGGCATGTGCGATCACGCTCCTATCGTCGCATGCGTCCGCCGCCCGGCCGCCGCCGGTCGCCCTGTACCAGCCCCCGTCCCACAGGCCGTCGAGCCGGTCGAACCAGTCCTCGTACAGTGGCGCCACCGCGTTCAACGAGTACCGCTCCAGCGCTCTCGCCCGCAGCGCCTCCGGGTCAAGGTCGGCCGCCTTCTCGACGGCTGCTACGCCCTCTTGGAGCGTGCGGATGCGCCAGCCGGTGACGCCGTTCTCGACCGTCTCCGGGAACGCCCCGAAGTCCGTCGTGATCGCCGGTGTCCCGCACAGCGGCGCCTCCACCGCGACCGCCCCGAACGGCTCGATGTACAGCGTCGGCGCGAGCACCGCCCTCGCCTCCGCCATCAGCCGCGACCGCTCCTCCCCACCGACGCACCCCTGGTAGTGAACGTCGCCGTCGATGCGGGTGCCGTCCTGACATACGATCACCTTGCCGTCCTCCCAAGTCGCCGCCCCCGACCCGGCAACGAGCAGCGGCAGCCCGCTCTCCCGCGCGATCTCCGCCGCCACCTGCACGCCCTTCCGCGCGATCAGCCTCCCGACGAACACGAGATGGTCGCCCTTCGCGTCCGCGACCCGCCACTCGTCCGGGTCGAAGAAGTTCGGGATCACCGTATCGTAGTGGCGGCCGTCGTGGATGCCCGCCACCCCGTACATCTGATGCCGCCACGCGTGACTCTCGAAGCATACGAACCTGGCGAACCAGCCGGAGTACCCGGCCGCCCACTCGCATGCCGTCAGATGCGGCAGCGCGTCCGCGATCGGCTTCTGCGCCAGCCCCCCGGTGAGGAGCAGCAGGTCGCGCTTCCCCGCCGTGTCCCGCAGGTACTCGACGGCCCGAGCGTTCGTGACCTGGTACTGCTCGCTGTTCGCGTCCCACGCCCCGGCGACGATCGGCAGCGTGTTCGCGTCGTACGGCCCGAACCACCGCTCCTGCTCCTCCCTCGTGAACAACGGGAAGTGATTGGAACACTCCGCCGTCGTGTCCTCCCCCCAGTAGAACACGACCTGCCAACCGCGACGCGACATCATCTTCCCGAACTTCCACGCCTTCTGCGTGAACGCGCACACGGACGCCTCCTGCGTCAGCTGCGTATGCGGCAGCCCGACGACGTGCAACGTCGTCACGGCAGATCACCCTTCGCGATCACGCCCAGCGCCTCGACCTCCAGCAGCGTGTACGGCTTCCCGAACACGACCTGCGATCTGCTGCCATCCCAGGTGTGCGACCATTTCCCGCCGTCCCTGCGGAACCTGTATCCGACCGCGTCCGCCCGGGGCGTCCACCCCACGGTGATCTTCGTCGCCGTCTCCGACAGAATCGTGAGCGGCAGCGTGTCCTGCGGAGGCGGGGAGGCGGTGGGGAAACGGGCGAGTTCCACCGCCCGCGCCGCCGTCAGCGCCAGTCCGTACCCGTAGTAGTACGCGACCCACGGGTATGTGGAAGCCGCGCCTTCCTGCCGGTACAGCCCGAGCTTCGGCCACTGGACGCCGTCACCGTCGCCGGGGTGCGTCCGATAGCCGACACGCTGCAACGTCGGCGCGGATGACGTGTCGGGCGGGGTACCTGTCGAGCACCACGCTCGGAACTCCCCCGCAGACGTGTGATGGAACACCTCTAGCACGAAGAACTGACGGCGGTCGAAGTTGAAACCGCCGGGGACGTCGCCGACGCCGCGGAACCGGGGCGGTCCCGCGTCGAAGTCCAATGCCAGCAGCGGCGACGGCGTAGCCGACTGCGAAGGCGTATGCACCTGCCATATAAGCCCCCAGCAGCCCGTCGGCGGCTTGAAGTCCTGAGACCGGAGCAGCACCGACCAGGCGTAGAACACGCGGTCGCCGACGCGGGCGCCGCTCGCGTCGTGCGGGTCACGCCAGATCTCGGCGCGGTTCCGGCCGGGCGTGTCACCGAACTGGTCGGCCACGTCGCCCTGCTTCACCTCGACCCTCCACACGACGGCACCAGAGCCGAGCGGATCCGCCACCCAGCTCATCCGTTCGTTCGTGCCGGAACCGTTGTTGCGTCCCTCGTAGTCCAGGGTTGTGAAGTCGGCCGGAGCTGTCTGCTCAGGCCACGGCGTCCCCGGTGGGTGGATCACACGCGGGAACTGAAGTTCTTGCGGTGCCATCAGATTGTCATTTCCTCCGCCGTCCACAGCCTCGGCACCAGGATGCCCGATCTGGCGCGATCCCATGCTTTCATCAGCAGGCCGGGGTCCTGGAAGTTGATGGCGTCGATGCGGTTGACCGCGGGGTGAATCGCGATCGTCTGCGAACGCCACGCCGCCGACGTGTCTTTCGCGAACGTCCCCGGGTCGAGCGTGGACGCGGCCAGCTGCCGCTCGGCCGCGGCGATCATGCCGCCGAGGTTAGTTCCGGCGGTGCCGCACGCCTTCTGCCTCGGCGGCGACGGCGTAAACCCCGTCGGCGGGGTGTCCGACCACGTGTCGTCGTCGGCTTCCTCCCCGGCCGCCCCGTAGAACGCGATCCACAGGTAGTCGCGGGTGCCGCCGGTCGGCGTCAGCGTCGGCGGGTCAGGCGTCGCCGACGAGCCGCTGCCGGTGGTACCGATCTGAGGCGGTTGCTTCGCCGGGTTCTCCGCGCCCGAGATGCGGTAGCCGATGCTTGCCGTCCGCGTGCTCGCGCTGGTCGTCAGCACGATGTTCCCTGAGTCCCCTGCTGCGATCCAGCGGTAGGCGATGTAGAGGCCGTTCGCGCTGTTCTCGTCCAGCAGCTCGGTCACGGTCGGCCCGGAGGACTGCGTGATCGTAGCCGCCGTCGATCCCTTATCGAGGATCAGGAGGTAAAGCTGGTCGGGCGTCCACGTCGGCGCGGTAATCGTGTGGGACGTCCCAGCCGTGTTCGTGCTCGACTCGACCGCCTGCTCCGGAGTCGGGAATGACATGTCAGCGTCCCATCACGAGCGCGTGTAACCGATCATGACGCCGATCAGCCGGGCCGTCGCCGCCAGCGTGTCGCTGCCGGACGTCGGGTCGCGGCTGATCTTGAACACGACGAGCTCGCCCGCCGCCGGTGTGCCTCCGAGCGTGATCGCCGAAGTGGCCGGGCCGATCGCGACTTGGTTCGCGGTGCCGTTCAAAGCGTCCTGCGATGTCTGCTCCGACCCCATCGCCTGGTCGATCGTCTCGAAGTTCCCGTAGCTGCGGCCCGCTACGCCCCACAGCACAGGGTTCGTGCTCGTGCTGTTCGCCGTCCAGTATGGCGTCGCGGTGACGGTGCCGCCGTCCCAGTCGGACGGCATCACGACCGCCGCCATGCAGTAGAGCTTCGTGCCGCCGTCCGCGAAGTCGATAAAGAACAGGTCGATGTCGTTCGTGTCGAACTCGACCTTGGTCGGGGCTGCCGCCCCGTTGTCGGTGAGCGGCCACATGCCAGCCGCCGTGAGGAAGATCTGCCCGGCGGGCTTCGCCCCGGTGACACCTGTGACACCGGTCACGCCGGTCACGCCGGTGACTCCGGTAACGCCCGTCACGCCGGTAACCCCGGTCGGCCCCGTCGGCCCTGTCGGGCCGGTCGCCCCGGCCGCGCCGTCCGATCCCGGCGGCCCCTCCGGCCCGTCATCCCCGTCGTTTCCGTCTATGCCCGGCGGCCCCTCCGGCCCGGTGGCACCCGTGGCGCCGGTCGGCCCCGTCTCTCCTGCGCCCGTCGGCCCCGTGGCGCCCGTCACGCCCGTGGCGCCCGTGACGCCCGTCACGCCGGTAACCCCGGTCGGCCCCGTCGGCCCTGTAGCGCCCTCAGGCCCCGTAGCACCCGTGGCGCCCGTTGTCCCTGTCGGCCCTGGAGAACCGGGCGGGCCAGGCTCCCCGTCCTCGCCGTCCGGGCCGTCCATCCCCTGAGGCCCCGTCGGCCCCGTCGCGCCGGTCGCCCCTGTAGCGCCCGTGACCCCCGTCGGCCCGGTCGCGCCCGTCGCGCCGTCCGCGCCGGTCGGCCCCGTCGGTCCCGTGGCTCCCGTGACACCTGTTACGCCGGTGACGCCCGTCGGCCCAGCAGGGCCGGTGGCACCCGTCGGCCCGGCCGCTCCGGTCGCGCCGGTCGCTCCGGACGGCCCAACATCACCGGGAGGCCCGGCAGGTCCGTCCTCGCCCGGCTCCCCATCCTGTCCGGGAGGCCCCTGACCGCCAGACGGACCCGTCGCGCCCGTAACGCCGGTCGCCCCCGTGGGGCCGGTGGCGCCCGTAGCTCCGGTCGGCCCCGTCGCTCCATCCGCCCCGGTGGCTCCCGTGGCTCCGGTTGCTCCGGTGACACCCGTGGCACCAGCAGGGCCGGTAGCGCCGGTCGGTCCCGTGGGGCCGGTAGAACCTGTAGCCCCGGACGGGCCTGCGTCACCCTGCTCGCCGTCTTGCCCGTCGAGGCCTGGCGGCCCAACCGTCCCGGAAGGCCCGGTCGCCCCCGTGGGGCCAGTTGCTCCGGTGGCCCCCTCTGCCCCCGTGGCACCCGTCGGGCCTGTGGCGCCAGTAACACCCGTGACGCCGGTGACCCCGGTTGTCCCGATAGGGCCGGTCGCGCCCGTAACCCCGGTTTCACCCGTCGCCCCCGTCGCCCCGGTTGCGCCCACGGGGCCTGAAGGCCCGGGTGGGCCGGCGTCGCCGGGTTCGCCGGACTCGCCATCCTGCCCCGGCGGGCCGGTCGGCCCCGTGGCCCCGGTGGCACCCGTCTCACCGGCTCCCGTGACCCCCGTAACGCCGGTGGCGCCGGTCGGCCCCGTCGCGCCTGTCACCCCCGTCGGCCCCGTAGGGCCGGTCGGCCCCGTGCTCCCGTCCGCCCCGCTCGGACCAGTCGGCCCTGTAGGACCCGTAACGCCCGTCGGGCCGGTCGCGCCCCCCGTCGGCGCGTCAACGTAGACGTGCGTCTCGCCGTCCACATCGACCTGGATCATCTTCCCCGCCGCCCGCGCGGCGTCATCCACGTCGAACAGATCGCGGAGGAACCGGATCACACGGATGGCGGGCATCTACCCGCCATCCGTTCTATACGTCGAGCGGCCCACGAGCCACCCGGTTCTATCAGCCGAGGACGATGCGGTCGCCGCTGATCGTCAGCGTCAGCTGGTTGTTCACCGACCCGAGCGCCTGCAGAATCTCCGCCTCGTCCATCGGGTAGTAGCACCAGTGGTCGAGCGGCACGTCCTCCGCGACCGGGTAGGCGTCGAAGATGCGGGTCGCGGCCGCGTCCGCCCCGATCGACGCCGTGAAGTTCACGGTGCCCGCCCCCGGGTTGTACACGTGGATGTGCCGCACGACGACCTTCTCGTTCGACGCGACCGTCAGCTTCGTCGCCGCCGCGTTCGACACCTGCGCCGGGCCGTGGAGCCGGGTTGGAATCCTCGCCATATCGCCTGCACCTCCCTCCTAGTAGTGGTCGCTATCAGCTGCCCGGCTCGACGTCGTCGGACACGCACGCCGCCGTCGGTAGATCGTCGTTCGTCTTCCAGTAGCCGCCCTCGCTGATGTCCTGCCCGTCCGGCGGCCCGTCCCCGTACGGCCCCTGACCCCACATCGGATTCGTCCGGCTGAAACCCGTCAGCTGGTTCGCCATGAAGTCCTCCTCCGCACTGTTGTCGCCGCGCTGCCAAACCGTCAGCGGGAACACCCAATGGATGTAACGGTGGAAGCTGTCGAGGCCGCTGCCGTTGATGTGCTTCGTCCAGAACTCCAGCGCGACGCCCTGCTCGAGCTCCTCGCAGCTCAAGTCCTGCCCGCCGAACGCCACACCGACGACGTCGGTGCCGTCCACGATCGTCTCCTCGTTTAGCATCATCGCTTCCAGCTCCGGCTCGAGCGCCCCGTCCTCGAACGTGAACTCCCACCAGTTGAACACGTCCTTGCTCTTGAACCGGGCGAGGGAGCAGCCGCAGCCGTTGCGGCGGCTGAACGTGTTGCCCGTCTCGATGTTCGGGTTAAAGTTGATGGTGACGGCCTTGTCGCTGACGTAGCTGTTGCCCGTTTCGTTCAGGACGTTGCCGTCCACGTCGAGCTTCGTAACCCGCATGGCGCACAGGCCGAAGCTGACGCCGCAGTTCACTGCCATGTCGCTGCCTCCTTCGTCGGCATCATCACGGACTCCAGTCCGCCAGCACCGCAGCCTGCAGCTGCGTGTCCCAGGCGACCCAGGCGTCCTGCTCGGCCCGGTAGACGACGGTGTTGTCGCTCCGGTCTAGCGCCTGCGTGATCGTCTCCGGGTGGAGAATGATCTGCGCTCCGAGGCGGTACATGACCGGCCCTGTTGCGTACAGCCAGCTCTGCCCCACCCCGGCGGCCGTGTCAGGCGTGCCGCCGCTCGTCGGCGTGTCGCTCCCGACGTACCCGGCTCCGACCGCTACCGGCGTCCCCCGCGTCGTGCGGAGGGTGCCGCGGTCGTCGCGGAAGTGGTTGCCTCCGAGGAACCCGACGACGGCCGGTGTCACGTGAATCACTCCGTCCTGCGCCGTCTGCGCGATTGCGTCCTCCAGAAACGCGACCGCCACGGCCGCCGCCGTCGCGCCTCCGCTGTTCAGCAGCGTGACGTTGTCGTCTCCGAGGTGCGGGGCGGCCGCGAACTCGGCGTTCACGAGCTGCCGCTCCAGCGCGAAGCCGATGCGGGCCGCGAACGCCGCGTTCGTTTTGCCCTGCATCTCCCGGAACCGCTGCTCGCTCACGCCCGTGCAGATGTCCCCGAGGTACGCCGTCCACGACGGGAACGGCGCCGGGAGCGTGATCGCGTCCGGCACCGCCTTCTCCCTGGACGTGCCGGTCGCGCACGGGTCCTCCGCCATCGGCAACGCGGCCGGGTACGGCCAGATGTTCGCACCGCCCCGTGTGATCGCCTCCACGTCGGCCTCCTGCGCGACGCTGAGGAGGCCGTACATCTGGGGGCGAGGGCGCGGCCCCTCGATCGTGACGCGGGCCGCTACCGCCGTCTCGCTCATGCCGCTCCCTCGCCCCTCGTCTCAGGCTCAGCTAGCCGAGCAGGTGAACTCGGACGTGTCCGGTGCCGCCACCGTGCCGCTCGGGCAGAGGGTGATAGCGATCCGGTGGCCCGCTTCCTCCGGGCCGACCCGTGCGATGTTCTCCCACGACTCGCCGAACTCCTCGTAGTCGTTCGTGTGGTTCAGGTCGCTGTCCCTGATGAGGCCCAGCTCCAGGCTGCCGCCGTCGAGGTACAGGAAGTGCGACGCCGGGTAGAGCCTGGCTATCGCGGTCGTGCCCGGCCAGTCCACCTGCGCTCCGGCCGCCTGCGCCTCGAACACCTCCGCCGTCGCGGCCGGGTCGATGCCCTCGTCCTTGTGCCACACGACGTTGAAGCCGTAGCGGCCGAGGAGGGCGCCGACCTGATCCTGCGGCAGATCGAAGCGGCCGTACTGACTGTTGACGAGGTCGAGACTGAACATCTCCGCGACCCACTCCGGCAGCACGACCGTGAACCTGACGTCCCTCGACATACGGAGCCGGTTGCGGATCCCGACGCGGCTGAGCTGGAGCGCGTACAGCAGCGTCGAGGCTGCCCCGTAGACGGCCGCCCTCGTGACGTTCACGAGCAGCGTGTCCATCCGGTCGAGGAGCCGCCCCTCCGCGGTGCGCGCCCACGCCGCCATCGTGATCTCGTTCTCGTGCCGGACTCCCTCCGGCCACGTCCGCGCGTTCAGATTTCCGAACTCGCGGCAGTGTGCGACCGCGCCGACAGCGACCTCCGTCCATTCCGGGCAGTCCATCGCCTGGCAGGACTTCGTCGCGAACGTGCCGCCGAGCGCGTCGTCGGCCGCCTCGATGACGCTGATCGCGCTCGTGATGTCCCCGATCGTGCTTGGCGCCGGGAGGCTGACCGCGCCGCGGTCTGCCCGGAACCCGGGCAGGCTGTCACGGACGGGCCGCTCCGCCGTCGAGAGCTGCGGCAAATCGTAGAACGGCGTCGGCGGCGCGCAGATGCCGCCGGACGCGACGAGCGCTTCCAGGCTCTCCCGCCCGAAGTACGCGCTCCCGATCGCCTTGATCTTCTCGGCGTTGCCCTCCGGGTCGCGGGCGCGGAGCGTCCGGTCCTCGGGGAACGGCAGGTCGGCGCTCGCGACGAGGATCCGCTCGCGTCCGCCGCCCTGGTACTTCTGCACCTTGCCGCGTCGGCGGGCGATCTCGATGAGCGCGTCCGCGTACTCCTGCGGCCCCATCTCCGCTCCCGCCCTGATGCCGGTGTTCCCGGCTGCCGCCACGAGCGCGTGCCGCGGCCTGCCGTCGGTCGCGCGGTGCGACTTCGGGACGGCCGGGTAGCGCACCCTGCGCGCCTCCGCCGCCGCCGTGATCGCCTCCGGCTCCGCCGCCGCCGCCTCCGTCTCGTCCGCCGCCGCCTCGCCCTCCGACTCCTCGTCGCCGTCCTTCTCGTCACCGGCGTCCTCATCTTCGTCGTCCTCGGCCGCCAGCTCCGCGACCGGCTCGTCCTCCTCCGCGAACGCGGCGTCGAGCTGCTCCGCCTCCTCCGCGAACGTGTCCTCCGCCTCCGCGCGTGCCTTCAGCTCCGCCCGGATGTCCCCGGCGAGCGCTGCTGCCGCCCGCCACTCCTCCATCGCGGCCGCCGTCCGCTCCTCGTCGCTGCCGAGGTCGGCGTAGTGCTCCGCGAGGTCGATCTTCCCGGCCTTCAGGTCGCCGGACACCGCCTTCAGCCCTGTCAGGAGGTCGCGCAGCTCCTCGTCGCCGAGATTCGCAAGTGCCTCCGGGGCTTCGGGAAAGAGCTTGCTCCCAGCCTTCACGATCCGTCCCTCCTGTCGGTTGAGCGCTGTGTCGGCGGCCGGGAGGCTAGTCAGGCTCCTGGCGCGACCCGCGCGGCGTCTCAGGCGCAGCGGGTTCCCGATGTCACTTCGTAGTATCGCCGCCGCGTCAAGCGGCTTCCCGCCGCTAAAGAGCCTGCACGAACCCTGCGCTGAGGTCCACGATGATGTCATCGCCGTTCGGGACGACGTGCGCGTTCTGGTACAGCAGCTCGTGCGCCGTGACCGGGATGACGGCGCTGTCGGTGCCGCCGGTGCTGTCCGGGTCGTAGCAGATGAGGAGCTTCGCCCACGTGTCCCCGGCGCTGATCGCCGAGAACGTCATGAGCGGCAACGTGAGGATGGTGCGGTCGCGGGTGTCGTCGGGCGCCCACGCCGCCAGGTCGGACTGGTCGAGCTCGATGCGCGCGTACCCGGTGTTCCCGACCTCGTCCGTCGTGCCGTGCGCGAGGACGGCCGCGAGCGTGTCCAGGTCCTGCAGGTCAGCGTCCTCGCTGATGCCCGCCTCCTGCAACGCGACGGCCACGAACACGGCGTTCGTCGGGTCGCTCGTGAGGACGCGCTGGTAGAACTCGACCTCGCGGCCCTTCGCGATGTTGAATGTGAAGTCGCTCGCCATCTATGCCGGGATCCTCGGCGTGACGGTTCGATTGCCGCCGAGCGTGACCTTCGCGGGCATCGCCGCGCTCGTCGTGCTGACGGCGCGCGGCTTCGCGACCTGGTACGGCGTCCCCATCGTCACGGTCGCGCTCATCGCGACGTGCTTCGACATGGCCGTGATGCTACCCCGCCCGCCCCGCCGCCGCGTCCGATTCCTGCCGCTAGTCGCCGTACGGGTCGAACATGGCGGCGACCCGCGCCCTGTTGCGCCCCGCCTGATTGGGTTTCCCGATCAGGCTCGCCTCGACGTCCGGGTGCTGCACGAGATTCGGGACGGTCGCCCACACCGTCACGCGGTGCCTGCCCGCCCACATCCCGACCGGGTAGTCGTCGCCCTCGCGCGGGCTTCCCCCCCACTTCGGTTCCGCGAACGCGAGGAACGCCTTCGCGTGCTCGACCGGCCACAGCAGCGCCACCGTCGGCACCCAGCTCACCGCCGTCAACGGCGACCACCGCTGCCCCGCCCGCAGCGCCGCCTCCTGCGTCCTGCGGAACTTCCGCAGCCCCGGCGTGAAGAACGCGATCATGTCGCCGGGGCGTTCCTCGACCCGGCGGAGCATCTTGTCGCGGAACCCGTCGCACGGCCACGCGTCGTCCTGAACGACGAGCCGGTGCGTCGCACCCTCCGGCGTGCGCCTCAGCGCCTCCATGTACGTTCGGAACGGCGACCGAAGGTTCGCGTCGGGTTCCGGGTCGGTGACCGTCTCCGCGCCGCTCAGCGCCGCCTGGAGGGGTTCCAGCAGGTGCGCCCTCGCCGGGTGATGCTGGATGCAGACGCTGATGTTCACGCGTCCGCGCGGACGGTGATCGGGACGACGGCCGCGAGCATCGGCTCCCCAGTCGTCGGGCATGGCGCCCAGTGCGTGAACGCCGCCGCCCCCTCGACCTCGACGGGCCTCGCCAGCGGCTGGAACGTGACGTCGTCGTGGCGTCCGCCGCAGCGCTGGCAGCGCCGGACGACGCCGTAGTCGAAGGCGCTCACCCCTCGATGAGCGCGTGAAGGCTGTCGCCGCCGTCGATCGCGTCGTGCAACGCGGACGCCTCCTCCTCCTGCTCGGCGGTTACGCCGCCGGTGAGGATGAGCGCGCTGACGTACAGGCTGCCGTCCGCGCTCGCCGCGAGCGCGAGCTGGCTCCGCGGCACCGGGAACCCCGGCACCGGCACCGTGACGGCCGTGATCAGCTCCAGGTTGTAGTCGTGGCTCCGCCAGTCGCCGCTCTGAGGGTTCGCGTGCAGGTCGCGCCGCTGCGCGTCCGTGATCCGCTCCTCCACGACGCCGCTGAGCCAGATGCCGTGCTTGCCGTCCACGGCGCGCACGTAGGCGCCGACGTGGCCGGTGCGGTCGTAGAACGCCCGCGCCGCCTGCGCGCTCAGGTTCGTGGCCGCGTGGCCGCCATCGCCGACCATGATCTTCCCGATCGGCACGAGGTCGCCCTCCGCCGTCGGCATCTCCCCGACGTGGAACAGCGCGTACCCCGTCTTGCTCCTCGGGGGCGTCACGCACGCCGTCCACACGCCGTTCACGTAGCCGGTGTGACACTGGTCCCACGTCGCCAGGTGCCCCGTCACGTACGTGAGGCCGTCCGGCCCCTCCCTATACGTGAGCGGCTGCGGCCCGTCCGGCTCCGCGACGAAGAACCCGTCCCGGGTCGGCCTCGTCAGCGTCGCCGCCGCCGTCAGCGGCTCCGGCGCCCGCAGGCTGATGCTGCCAGTGAGGGTCATCATCATCTGCCCCTCTTGGACGCCGTACCGTTCCGCGCACAGCAGGTTCGCCCTCCACGCCCGGCCGCCCGGTAGGCGGCTCGCGGCGAGGAGGGCGATCTTCGCGTCCGCGAACGCCGGGGTCGGGCAGACCGTCGCCGCCATGATCTCCCCGTCGAGGACGGCGAGCTCATACTCGCCCATGAACGCCCGCTCCCACTCCTCGTCGCTCGCGGCGTCCGGGTCGATGATGTCTCCCGTCTCCGGGTCGCGGAACGCCCACTCGTGAATCGCGAGGTCGACGCTGATACCGGTGAGGACGTCGGTCGCGACCATCCGCTCGATATCCGTCGCGTACTCGCCGATGTCGAACACGCCGGTCGAGTAGACGCTCGTGACGCCCGCCGGGAGCCGTTCCCCGCTGAGAGTCGCCTTCCGCTTCGCGAAGCCGTCCATCCGCCCCGCGACCTGCGCCCCGAGATGGCCGCCCTCGGTCGTCTCGACCATCGCCATCAGCGTCAGCGGCGGCTCCCGCCAGCGGAGGCTGCCTTCCGCCATGTAGCGGCCGTCGCCCGTCGAAAGCCCCTCGTACGCGACGTCGGCCTCCCACGCCGCGCCCGTCAGTGCTTCCTCCTCGGCTGCCAGCTGCTCCTCGACGACGGTCATCGCTGCCTCCTCGTTCGCTCCGTGTAAGGCTACCCCCTGCCCGGCGTCGGTTCCTGCCGCCGCCGCTGTATCCTCCTCCTGATGGTCGATGTTCCCGCCCTCCGCGCGCTCGGCATCCCGGAGAACGAGATACAGGATGCGGTCGCCGCCTGGCTGCGCGTCAGCCGCGAGAGCGCCATCGCCTGGATCGCTGCCCTCGACCGCGACGAGCGGCCCTACGCGGACCTCCGCGAAGTGCATCCCGCTCCCGGCGAGCGCGTCATCGAGTAGCCCCGCCGCGCGCAGCACCCGCTCGACGGCCTCGTCCAACCACGCGACGTCGGCGTCGTCCCACTGCGTCTTGAACTCCAAGATCATAAGGTCCGCCGGTCGCCGCTCATGCTCGATGGTGTCGCGCATCTCCGCCGCCAGCGCCTTATTGTCGGCGTTCCGCGCGAGCCACTGGCTGAACGCCCGCGCCCAGATCTCGACGCCGCGGACGAGATACTCGCCGTACGCCCGCCCCTTCTCGCTCAGGTCCGCCTCCAGGATGGATCCGCCCCGCCTCGTCGTGCCCCTGCTCGTGCTGAGCACCCGCCGGATCGCCTGGATCGTGTCGCTGCCCTCGGCCGCCACCCTGAAGTCGCTGGCCGCCTTCCTCAGCGCCTCGTCCTTCACCATGTGCGTCGGCGTCTCCGACAGGAACCCTCGCTCCTTCATCAGCGCCGTGTGGTCGATGTAGTGGCCGACCCCGTGCGCCATCGTCGTCGCCGGGTGCGGCGTCTCGTGACTGATGACGATCCGTAGCGGCGACGTCCCGGTGTGCTCGTAGCGGCCGTATTCCTTCATGCCGATCTCCCCGGCCGACACGGTGAACTCGTCCTTGTCGGGGAACATCTCCTTGTACGCCGCGTACAGCCGCGGCGCCGCCTTCGGCACCGCCCTGTCCAGCGCGGTGATCGTCTGCTGCGCGCCCGTCCTCGACGTCGCGTACGCGTTCGCGCCCCATCGCCGCCCGGCGATCGGCATGAACTTCTCGAAGCTGACGTCCGGGTCCTCCTGCGGCGTCTCGACCTTCGGCGCGACCGGCTCCTCCTCCCCGTACAGGGTCGTGCAGCGGCAGTTAATCGTCTCCGCGTTGCTTCCGGCCGGGTCGCCCGGGTACTGCAGCTGCTCCCCGCCGACGGTGAACGGCTGGTTCATCGGCACCGTCTGCCCGTCCGCCGACTGATGCGTGTCTCGGACGCGGGCGTCGCGTGCCGTCAACCACGTCTTGCTCTGGATCGGCGGGCGCTCCCCCGCCTCTTTCGCCGCCTCGTTCAGCTGCCTCGCCGCGTAGTCGTTCCCGCCGTTCGACAATCCGATCAGGTCGGTGCGCGCGAGCATCGTCGCCCGCCACCCGACCTCCTGCCCGACCGCCTCCCTGATGTACGTGGCCGTCTTCGGGACGCTGACGCCCTCCGCCCAGCCGCGTGCGATCGCGTGCGCGACTGGCTCGCGTAGGTGGTCGCCCAGCTGCGCCGCCCGCAGGCCGAGCTGGTCTAGCAGATGCTGCGGGTACGGGGCCGTCAGGTCGAAGTCCACGCCGCGGATGCGGTTGTGGACGCCCGCGATGCGGCCGAGCATCCTCCGTTGCGCCGCCCGGATGCGTGCGGTGCGTACCTGGATTGCGAGCACGTCGGCGGTGCTCGGGGGAGTCCAGTCGGCCGCCGCCGCGAGGCCCAGCCCGGCGATCGTCTTGTACCGGCGTGCCGCCTGCTGCCCGGCGCTTCGAAGCTGCGCCGCGTACGCCTCCGTCAGCGCCTTCTCCTCCCGCTGCGCCGCCTTCCGCGCCCGGGCGCTCGCGCGGGTCAGCTCATCCGCTGCGGACGACTCGGACGGCATCCGCCCCCACGTCCTCCGTGTCGGTGATGTGCAGGCCGAACCAGGCCGCTGCCTGCCACGGGTCGGCCGCCTGCCATCCGAGCTGGTCGAGCGTCACCGCGAACACTTCCGCCGCCGCCTGCGCGAGCCGGTCGCGGCTGACCCTCAGCTCCGTCAGCCGGTCGGCCGCCCGCGCCGGAAGGTCGGCGTTCGCGACGTCCGCGAACCCGTCCAGGCACTCCGGGCACGTCCGCTTCGCGCTCCGTATGAGCGCCCCCGCCGCCGCCCTGGCCCGCTGCGTCGCGTACCGCACCGCCCGGTCGCGGAGCTCCGCCTCCGCCGCGGGCGCCTGCTCCGCCGGCGTGTCGTCCTCGGCGGGCGGCTCCTCCTCCGCCTCCGGCTCGGGTTCCTCGCCGGTGCCGACCGTCGCGTCCCGCAGCTGGATCGCCCGCCACCAGTCCAGCTCCTCCCCCTCCATCCGGTCGGCTTCGCCCCAGCCGTTCGCGTCCAACGTCGCCTCGCCACTGAGGAGGCCGTCGTGGTGCAGCTGCATCGCCGTCTTGCCGCGGTCGGGATCGTTCACGAAGCCGCTGTTGTCCCAGGCGACGACGACCTGCTTCGCCTGCGCCGCCGACATGCCGTTCGCCCGCAGCAGCGGCCGCAGGTAGACGTTCGCGACGTCCGCCGCGTACCTCCCGACGGTCGGCTCGATGTGCTCCCACTTCTCGTCGTCGTTCTTCCAGGCGTTCCAGTGGTTGAGGTTCCCGATCCCCGTCAGCGCCGCGATCGGCATCTCCAGCGCGATCGCGATCCGCTCGATCAGCGACTTCTCCCGCTGACTCGTGAACATGGCGTTCGCGACCGGGTCGTGCGTGTGCAGGATGCGGAACTTGTCCGGCGCGAGCAGGTCGGCCGGTGCCCTGATGACACCCGGGACGCTCGCGGACGCGCTGCCCGGGTCGCCGATGGCCGTCATCATCAGGTCGCCGATGTACTCCGTAAACGGCTCGACCTCCGGGTCGTCGCCCTCCATCGCCTGCGCCTCCGCCCCCGGCGGCGACCAGTCGATCTCCTTCGGGATCAGGAGCAGGCCGTTGTCCGCGATCCGGTTCTGGATGTCGGCGCGCTCCCCCATCGTCAGCCACCACAGCTGCTCGTACAGGTCGAGGATCGGCCTGACCGGGCTGTCCGCGAGGCCGCTGTGCATCGGGTGCGGCCGCCAGAACCTCCACATCCGCATCTGCCCCGGCCCCGGGTCGCCGCCGCCGTCGGCGCTGCTGATGTTCTCGTACTCGACGGCCCCCCCGGCCCCGTAGCTGCTACGGACGATCTTCCGGTCCTCGTCCGTGAGCCTGACCTCCAGGGTGCTGAGGAACTCCCACACCGGGTCGTCGCCCGGCTGCGCCGTCGCCGGGAGGCTCTGGCATAGGCGGCCCTCCCCGATCAAGAACGTGAGTAGTCCGTAGCGGGGCGCGACGAGGTTGATCGGCTCCATCGCGTCGGCCGCGAGGCCGTCCTCGATCTCGACCGGGTTGCCCTTCTCGTCGAGCGTGGCCGCGTAGAACCTGACCTTGCCCATGCCGCGCTCGAAGAAGTGCGCCGGGTTCCAGCACTCCCCGAGGAGGCTGTAGTAGCCGAGCGCCCGCCTCTGCCAATCCTGCGCGCCCGCCTGCCGCGCCGCCGCCGTCTCCGGCGCCCCTGCCTCCGCGGCGGTCGCGGAAGCTACCAGCGCCCTCCTGCTGCTATGCAGGTGGAGGCTGCCGCTGCGGGTTCGTCGTGGGATGAGGGGCGGCACCTACGCGCCGCCCCCGCCCTTGCCCTTCTTCTTCCCACAGTTGCACATCGGGCGACCTCCGTTCGTGAGACAGAGCTTTGCGCCTCTCAGTGTACGGCCGCCGCCGCCTGCTACTCGCCGCTGAGGAACCGGTCGATCGCGATGACCGCCGTCGAGAGCGTGAACGGCGTCGCCGCCACCAGCGCCCAATCCCCGGCCGCCCAGTACGCACCGCACCACGCGAGCGCGATCCAGAAGCCGGAGCAGTACGGGCACTCCAGCCACTCCTCCCACGTCTCCCGCCGCCCGCCGCCGTCGGTGACGAGGAGACGCGCTCGCGCCTCGACCAGCAGTTCGTCGTGCGCGAGCAGCTGCCACGTCCTCCACGCCGCCGCCGCCAGCAGCAGCAGCCCGATCCACGTCGGGATCATGCCGACTCCGCCGGGTCGTAGACCAGCTCGTCGTCGTCCGCCGGGTTCCGCTTGAAGAACCAGCGGTCGAAGTGCTCGCGCAGCGCGTCGTCGTCCTCGACGTGCTGCCACATCCGCCAGTGCCGCCCGATCGTCGCCGGGAGGTCGGTCGCCGCGTACGCCTCCGCGCCGTTGCGGATCTTGCGGACGTACTGCTCCGGCGTCCGCCAGCTGTAGTGACGGATGGCGAGGCCGCGATCGAGCGTCATCGCGTGCGTGTTTGGTCCGTAGTCGGCGCAGTGGTTGCCCATGTGGATGCTGAGCGCCGGGTGCGTCCTGGCCGCGACCTTTGGCAACGCCCCCGGCTCCCGGAGCCTCCACCCGAGCCTGCGGAAAGGGTTGCCCTCCTCTGCGTCGTCGGCGTCGGTGGGGACATGGTTGTAGAGGGCCGCCGTCACGATCTGCACGTCCGGCCCCATCGACGACAGGTACGCGGCGATGTTCCCGCCCGGCGCCTCCCACCGCTCGTCCGCGTCGCACGGCACGACCCAGGCGTGGCCGTCCTCGAGCGCCCTCCTGGCGAGCCGCGTCGTCTTGCGCGCCTGCCAGTACCCGACCTCGGCGTCGTACTCGGCTTGCAGCCAGCCGTGGTCGCGCGCCGCCATCGCGAGCAGCTGCTTCGTCGTGCCGTCGGTGCTTCGGTTGTCGAGGACGTAGCAGGCGTCCACCTGCCCGCGCAGGTGGTCCAGCGTGCACTCCAGGATGTCGGCCTCGTCGCGGACGAGCATAACCGCCGCGACGCTCATCAGTTCCCGCCCGGGTTCGGCGGCAGCCTCGGCAGCTCGCCCCCGGCGAGGACGATGCCTCCCGTCAGCATCTTGACCAATTCGTCGCGGGCGTCGCGTCCGATGTCGAGAATCAGCTGGTCGCCGTACGCGCGGTCGGTGAGGACGATCCTCCACACGTCCTCGCCCCCCGCCGGGCGCTCGACACCGATGTGCTGGTTCGTCAGGTGCGTCCGCTTCGGCACCCTGCCCCCCCTCCCGTTAGTTCCACGGCGCCGCCTCCTTACGTCGCCGCTCCTGGTCGGCCCGTAGCTGCGCGGCGGCCGCTTGCAGCGCGTCGGAGTAGATGTCGAAGGCGTGCCGCGAGACGGTGCGCGCGTCGGCAGGCATGATCGCGAACGCGAGCACAAGCCGCAGCGCGTCCCACGCGGAGCGCAGCTTGAGCGTCGCCTCCGCCGTCGTCATTCGTACCTCCTGAATGCCAGCCCTGAACGGCGGAAGTGGTTGTACGGGTCAGTGTTCATGCTTGCGAAGCCGCGCGCCTGCGCCGTCAGCGTCTCGTCGAACTGATAGCCGACGGCGGCGAGCGCTCCTTTCCAGTAGTCGGCGGGCTGGTTGTTCACGTGGTGCCAGCCGGGCTGCCCGGGTTCGCCGTGCGTCATCAGCACGTAGCGGGCGCAGGCGAACGTCGCGAGGAAGTTCGGGACGTACCGTTCCTCGACGTGCTCGACGAACTCGCATGACCACACCAAATCGAACTCGGCCAGGCCATCCAGGCTCGTGGTGGCGCCGTCCTCGTCGTAGATGCTCCACGGCCCGGTCGCGTAATCGTGCGTGACGACGTCCCGGTCGTCCTGCTCGATGCCGTCCACGCCGATGACGCGGCAGCCCTGGTCGCGGAAGTAGCGGAGCGCGTGCCCCTCTCCACAGCCGATGTCGATGACGCTGCGGACCTCCCACGTGTCCACCAGCCAGTCCCACAGGCCCGGGTAGTACGTCGCCCGGTCGCCTCCCACGACGTACCCGCCTAGATGCCCGTCCGTCATCATCCCGTGCTTCACCTCGCGTGCCATACCCCTCCGTCAGTAGCCATGCCCGGTGCGGGTGCCATCGTGCCTGACCCATTCCTCCCCGGCGCCCCAAACGCCAAAGTCGTATCCGCGCGGCAGAAGGTCCGCCGTGTACCGGCCCTCGCATTCGCTCGGCCACGCCCCCCACGGGCACGCCCTCATGAACGCCGCCCGCATCAGACTCGGGTTCGTCGTGAAGTACGCCCGATGGCGCAGCCACGGGAACGCCTGCGGAACGGTCGGCAGGTTCGTGTGCTCCGGCGTGTAGTCGCCCTTCCGGAGCTCGTACAGCCCCCCGGCGGCCTCCTCCAGCCGGTTCGCTGCCGTCCGCATCAGCGCCATCTGCGCGAGCCGCCGGTCGGCGTCGAGCTGCCCGGCGAGGAAGTGTAGATCGACGGGTCGTAGGAACGTAAAGTCGTTCTCCAGCCAGAACACGAAGTCGAGCTTGTAGCGCTCCGCCGCCTCCGCGGCCGCCCTCCACAGGCGGCGCGTGGTCGCGCAGAACCCCTCCCGCGTCGGCGTCTGCGTCGTCTCCCACGCGCCGCCCTGGCGTATCGGCGGCAACGTCGCGTCGGCGCCGTCCACGGCTGCGATCCGGTGCGCCGGGTGCGGCTTGACCATCTCCGAGAAGCTGTCGAGCGTCGCCTCCAGCGTCGGCGCCTGCCCGTGCGTGATGAGCGCGAGCAGGTACCTCACGTCTTCTTGACCACGGGAGTGCCCGGGAAGATCCGGCGTGCCATCCCGGCCGCGTACTTCTCCTCCACATACCCCTCGCCGCTTGTCGCGACGATCCTGCCGTTCCCCGCGATCGCCCGCCACCTGTACTCGCCGCGGTCGTCCTCGTACACCTGGACAGTCTCGACCGGGTTCGTCTCGCTCGCCGCCGTCTCGCTCATCGCTCCTCCCTCCTTCACGCCGCGTCCTCGTACAGCTCGGGGAACACAGCCCGCCGGATCTCGTCATGCGCGCGCAGCTTCGCGTTCCTGCCCCCGGCGTGGTTGCGGCTCGGCCCCGTCCCCGCCGGTCGCCTCCACGCCCTGTACACCGCGCCCGGCACCCTAACGACCCGCGCGCCCGCTTTCTGCGCCCGCGCGAACAGCGCCCAGTCCTCGTACATCGTCCACTCCTCGAACCCTCCGATGGCGTGGAATAGGTCGGAGGTGATCGCGGTGCCGACCACGAGCCAGTTGCCGTCCCGGTACGGCACCTCGTTCATGAACCTCGGCGGCTGCGCCCTGCCAGGCCGGGTGACACGCTCGACCCTCGGCGTCAGCAGCGGCGCCGGGTCGCCGTCGGACCTCGCGGCGCGCATGGCGGCGATGTAGCCGGGCGCCAGCTCGTCGTCGGCGTCGAGGAACACGAGCCAGCGCGCCCCCTCCCCGGCTGCGAACATGGCGCCTGCGTTCCTGGCGCCCGCGAGCGTGTCCGCGTGGACGTGGTACGTGGACGCCTGCGGCATCGCGCTCGCGAGCGCCCGCTCCCTCGCCAGCGTGACCCACTCCTCCCCGCCGTAGGTGCCGACGACTACCGCCACGTCCGTCATGGTTCCGCCGTGTTCTAGCAGGATCATCGGATGCGTGTCCGGCGCCGGTCGCGGCGGAAGCTGTTGAGCCGCTGCCTGAACATCTGCCGGTCGCGGTGGAAGCCGCTGAGGCCGAGCCGGTACGTGTCGTCGTCGTCGGCGCCGCCGCAGTTCGGATGAAGATGCTCGATCACCGCGCCGCTGCGGACGAACTCTCGTCGTATGACGGCCGTCTGCACCAGCTCGTCGTCCACGAAGTTGTGCTCGTACCCCTCGTGCAGCATCTTCCCCGGCTCGTCGGCGGTGCCGTGCTCCTCGATGTAGCTGCGCGCCACCAGCGAGTGCGTACTGTGGCGGCCCCGCATGACGCGCGGGTTGCACCGATCGTCGGTGCCGATGACGCGGCAGCCCGTCCGTTCCGCGGCGTCGAGCGCCGCCTCCTGCCAGCCCGCGCGGAAGCGGAGGTCGTCGGCCGCCATCAGGAGCCACGGCTCGCCCGTGAGGCGGACGCCCGCGTTGATCTTGCGGGCGTAGTCGCCCCGCGCCGCGGGCGGGAACGTGTGGACCTCGACGTGCTCCCAACGCCGCGCCGCCTGGTCGCACGCCCGGACCTGCTCCCGGTCGCCGCGGGTCGCGAGGAACAGCAGCCTGGCCACGCTCGTCTCCCGCAGGCTCGCCGTGACCGTCTCCGCGTTCGCCGGGCGTCCTAGGACCGGCACTAGGACGGCGATCAGCAGACCGGGATTCTGAGCCTCAGCTCCCGCGCCCACTCCTCCACCTGTCTCCTCGCCCGCCCCGTCAACCACGGCACCGTGAGCGTGTCCACATAGCCTCTAGCGTACGCCGCCCTCATCAGCGCCGCCGCCTCCGCCTGCGTCACCGGGAAGTCCTCCGCGCCGCCACGGAAGTCCGCGAGCAGCTCCGCGACGCCCCGCTGCGCCCACTCCTCCGCGTCGCTCACGCCGCCCACTCCTCGTCGTCCGCTGACGCGGTGAGGTACGTGCGGGCGCTCGGCCGCAGGTAGCTTGCGAGCGCCGCCCCCATGACGACGATCTCCTCCAGCGTGAAGCGGTCGAGCCAGAAGCGTCGCATCTCCGCCGTCAGCGTCTCCGGCCTGCGGCGCCTGCGGTGAACTATGCAGCGGGGTCGGACGCGGCCCGCCCTGATGTCGCGGTGCGTGCGGGCGCTTACGTCGTACCTGATGTGGCACACGTCGCAGACCACCATGACCCGCTGCTCGCTCGGATTGGGCGGCACGGCGTGCGAGCGTAGCGCACGCCGCGGATGTCAGGCCGGGAGCGCCGCCGGGCGCGGCTTCCTGCCGCGCGGCTTCGCGAGCGTCCCGCCCGGCTGCCCATGCTGCCGCGTCCAGTTCACCATCAGGCTCCACGCGTCCACCTGGTCGTCGTGGCTGCCGCTGTCGAACACGGCGAGCTCCTCCACGAACGCTTGCACGTCCGCCGGCGTGCGGGCGTCGTAGTCCGTCTGCTCCTCGTTCGCGTAGCCCGGCAGGATGCAGTTCCGGCCGTCGAGCGCCGGGCTGGCGCTGTCGGCCCGCTGCCACTTCGTGCCCTTCGCGTCCCACGGGATAACGCCCTGCACACGCCCCCGGATTTCCGCAATCGCGTCGGCCCCGTTCGCCGCCGTCTCGATCACGATCCGGCTCGGCGTGCGCGGCCAGATGTCCTGCACCCACGCCGCCATCGTAAGCATCGCCTCGATCGTCTCGTTCAGCCCCGCCCGCTCATGGTAGAGCCGGAGCAGCCAACGGTTCGCGAAGTCCACCCCCCACGCCTGCCCGCTGACGTAGTCGCTGTGAGCGCGGTCCTTCACGCTCGTGTCCCACGTCGTGACGATGCTCTGGAACCGCGGCAACCTTAGCTCCGCCGTCTCCCGGCTGAACCGCTCCCTCCCGTAGAAACTCGCGTCGGGCGGGTAGTAGCGCCACAGCGCCCGCTTGAGAAGGTTGCCCTCCTTCGGCGCCGGTGTCTGCTGGTACTGCCCCGCGAACTTGCTCGCGCTCATCTCCGCCGTCTTGTCCGCGAGCTGCGCCTCCCCCATGTACGTCGGCGCGAGCAGCTCCCCCGGCCGGGTGCGCGGGTCCCCGGCGACGGTGCGGCCGCTCGGCATCGTCGCCTGCTTCGGATACAGGTACTTGTGCTTCGGGTCGTATCGGACGGGCAGGCACAGGTGCGTCCAGCGGTCGGCGTCCGGGTCGTGCCGGAGGAGGAAGCCGATCAGGTCGTCCTCGTGGATGCGCTGCCCGATCACGATCTTCACGCCCGGCCGGTCGATGCTGTCATCGAGCCGGTGCGCGAACGTGTCGCCCCACCACTCCGCCGCCGTCCGCAGCTGCCCCTCGCTCTCCGCCTCCTGCGCGTTGTGTGGGTCGTCGAGCTGGAGGACGCGTGCGCGGTCTCCGGTGCCGCCGCCGACGTGCGTGCGGATGCGGCCGCCGCCGACCGTGTTCGAGTAGCGTGTCTTGAGGTTCTCGTCGCGGCTGAACTCCCACGCGCCCCTCACGAACCGCTCCTGGTACCAGTCGCGCGTCATGAGCGCCCGGCTGCGGCGCGTGTCGCGAGTCGCGAGGTCGTCGCTATGGCTGGCGCTGAGGATCGTTTCCGCCGGATCCACCGCCCACGCCCACGCCGGGCCAAGGACGCTGATGATCGTGCTCTTGAGGAACCCCGGCGGCAACGTGACGAGGAGCCTCGTGATGTCCCGCTCGACGGCCGCCTGGTAGTGCTCGCAGATCGTGTCGATGTGCCACGTCGGCACGAGCGGCGTCGGCCACACGAGATGCCAGCTCGCCCTGACGAACGCCCGGAAGTCGCTTCGCAGGCGGGCCGCCTCGTCCGCGAGCTGCTCCCCCCGGTCGCGCCGGTCGAGCGCTGCCCGCACCTCCTCCGTGACGGCGCGCAGGCGGAAGCTGGCGGCCTCCTCCTGCGTCGCCGGGGGCTGCCCGTGCCTGTTGCCCTCCGCCGCCTCGTGTGCCGTCTCAGGCGCTCTCATCGTCTCCCGCGGTGATCTCCCTCGCCGCGCCGTCCACGATGCCGCCCCCCAGCCCCTCCAACGCCACGAGCAGCGCCTCCAGCTGCTCCCGCGGCAGCTCGTCCAGCCGCGCCGGGTCCAAGTGCAGGATCACGCCCGACGTCTGCTGGTCGATGCGGATCGCGTTCCGCCGCAGATGCTCGTACCCGCCGACGTGCGTCGCCAGCTCCACCTCCAGCAGCCGGTCGCTGCCGCCGTTATCCCGGTCGCTCGTCGCCCGCAGCGCCGCCGTTGCCCGCAGCCGGTCGCGGTAGACGGCCATGCCCTCCTCCTCCGCCGCCTCCACCTGCTCCCGCCACACGGCGTCGCGGCGCCGCAGCCGCCTCATGAACGTGCCCGTCCTCCCAATCGTGCGGGCCGCCAAGTCCAACCCGACGTGCCCGCGGAGCGCGTCCAGGTACGTCTCCCGCTCCGCCTCCGACAACACGTCCTCCGCCGCCGGAACCTCCGAATGGCCGTCGTGCCCTATCAGGGGTTCACGCGCGCGCACGCGACCAGGTTACTCCAGCGCGGCGGGTTCGCGGCCGCTGTTCCGCCCATTCCCGCACCTCCCGTTTGGTGGCGTTGCCTGGCAGGCCGACTGCTTTGCGCCATGATGAGGGATGCCAAGGCTTGACGAGCATGTCGGGTGGAAGGCACGCGAGGATGGCTCCCTGGACGCGCAGGAGGGCTCCTGTGCCGTGGTAGCCTGCGGGGTGTTCGATTCCTGTTGCGAGGACGCCCGCGTCGCGCCAGGAGCCGCGTGAGGGCATGTGTGTGCGGACGGTGCGAGTGCGGTCAAAGGCGTCTTGTCCGTGTAGGGTGCGGCGTTCCCACCGTGGGCCGTCGGCGCCGTCGACGTCGATGAACACGACGTCGACGTGGCGTGTGCTGTAGTCGATGCCGGCGACGAGCATGGCTATGACGCCATCTCGTCGAACAGTGACTGAGCGCCGATGCAGGCGGGAGATATCCACAACCGTTCTCTCGTACGGTTGGATGATGCTGTGGAGGCCGCGGTGTACGCGACTTCACGCCACCCCTCCGGTTTCCTGGCCCCGTCGTATCCGGACAGCACTATCCGATACGGCGAATTTGTGTGGTGTTCGCACCAGTCGACAACCTTGCCCCATACGGGTGCGCGGCCGTACGCGTCCTCGAACCCGTCGTATGGCGGGTCGAGGTAGACGGCGGTGTGGCCGGACGAAGCACGCAGCGAGGTCGGCGTGAGAACTCTGCTCCAGTCGCCGTTGCAGATGACCACCTTTCGTAGTCTGTTCTGTAGGCTGCGAGCCAGCTGGTAGATGCCGTCTCCGATGACGCGTGAGTGGACGCCGCGGCCGTCGTCGCCGAGATGCGGCAGCTGCCGGTGGACGCCCTGGCCGTCGTTCCCGATCCACGATCTCCGTTCTCGTCCACGGCCCCTCCCGGCCGCCGCTCGCGAACCCCTGCCCGATCCACAACGCCACCCCGTACAACCACCAGCCAGCAACCTGAACGTCATGCCACTCCACATCCGTCTGCAACCCCGCGCGGAGCCGTGCCGCGCCCTCGTTCACAAGCCACAGATGCTTCGCCGTCAGGTCGAACTCGGCGCGGATGTCGTCCGCCCACCGGATCGTCTCGTCCGGCGAATGCTTCAACGCGCGCCACACGTTCACGACGTTGCCGTCAATGTCGTTCACGATCTCAAGCCCGGTAATGTGCGGGCGGCCAAAGAGGACGCCCAGGCTGCCAGCAAATGGTTCCACGTACCGTCCGGCGTCGTCGCCGAGGTACGACCAGACTTCCCTCGCGACGCGGCGTTTGCCGCCGTACCAGGGGAACGGTGCGCGCAGCCATGTATCGGCCGTGAGCGCGCTCATCAGTAGCCCCCAGGAAGCGCGGCGAGTTCGCGGTTGAGCGCGCCCGGCTGCGCGAACACGCTCATCCTGCGCGTCCCTCCAGGTAGTCGAGCAGCCGTCGGGCTTGCCATTCACGCTCCACGGCCCCTGGGTTGTCCTGCGCTGCGGCCCCCACGGCCCCCACGGCCTGTGCGGCGGCCCGCGCGGAGAACTGCGCGGCCCGCGCGGCGGCCCATGCGGCCTCCTGCGCGCCTGCGGAGTACTGCGCGGCCCGCGCGGCGACCCATGCGGCCTCCGCGGCCTCGTCTCGTGTGACTTCTCCGATCCGCCCATCGGCGAAGTCACGGGCCGCCTGGATCGCTGCCCGCGGCCGATCGTAACCCGGATACTCGCTTTCGTACAGGTGCAGCACCCGTTCCGCGCAGTCCGCTGCGAACAGGCGCGCCGTGCGATCGTTCCACGCTTCGATTCTCTCTGTCACGCGCGCCCGGCGTGCCACGATCTTGTCGTCATGTTCATGTTCGATCATCTCTCCGTCGTACTCGGCCCGCCACACGGTCGGGCCGACCCACTCGACGAGATGCTCCGGTCGGCACAGGTGCAGCCCGTTCAGGCAGGGTACGAGCGGGCCGTTGACCCCCCGCCACCTGTTCTTTCGCCACACACCCTTGCCGCCGTGGCACGATCGTCCGTCACGGCCGAGCACCTTGTAGAACGCTTCCGAACTCATCGCCCACGCATCGTCCCGCGCGGCGGATTGTGCGACTGCGGCTCCCACGCGGGCGAGCATCGTCTAGTCGCAGTTCGGGTTGGCCGCGCCGAGGCCGCCGTGCGCGACGCACGCCGGGGGCTGGCTCCCGTCGGCCGGAGTTCCCGCTGCTCCGCCCTGAACGTCCCCGATGTCGTGGATGCCGTCTCCGCCGCCCTGGCCGCCACCCTGCGGATTCGCCGACGCGCCGCCATGCCCCGGGTTGTTTCCCGGGAGGCCATGGAACTCGGTCGCCGGGGTCGTCGGCGCGTCGCTACCGCTATCCGCCACGGCCACGCCGACGGCCGCAGTCGCGAACAGCGCCGCCGCCACCAGTAGCACTCGCACGTCGTTCATGGTCGTCCCTCCTTGTCGAGCCTCTCGAGGATCTCCGCGATCCGCATGAGCGCGACGCGTACGTCGGTGTCGCTCACGCGCGCCTCCGCCCACGCCGCGTGTTTCGCTCTGATGGTACGGGCCGCCCACAACGCCGCCGCCACCGTCCACTTCACGAGTGCGAGCACGCCGACGAGCAGCAGCACGAGGAGGATCCACTCGTGCGCCTCCGTCCAGTCGATCGAATCCAGAGCGTGTCCCACGAACGTCACGTCAGCAGCACCTACTTCTCCACAGGCCCGTTCTCGCCGGTCGGGGTCACGGCGCCCTCCGTCCGTAGGCGACGGCCGCGGGGAACCCAAGCCATCTCATCCAACCCGCCGTCTTGCGTGCCCAGCACGGCGTGCAGGCCGCGTACCCGTGGTAGTCATACGGCGTCCGCGCGTGAGGCCACCGCTCCGTCAGGAACCGGCCCATGAATTGGTACGCCTGCGCCCAGCTTCGGAAGTCGGGGACGCGCCAGCTGGTGCCGCAACTCGCGAGGCCGAAAGCGTTGTACCGGTTGCTCCTGCACGCCGCCCGCCCGAAGCTGCTCTCCGTGCCCGCTATCGCCGCGATCAGCGCCGGGTGAATGCCGTGCCTCCACCCGGCCCGTTCCAGCATGTAGCCGGTGCCCTCCATCGGCGTGCCCGCCAGCCGCGCGTTCAGCTGCCCCGCCGTCGCCGCCCGCTTCCCCGGCTTCCCCGCGTCCGCCCTCGCCGCCAGGAACGCCCACGCGATCACGGCGAGAAGGGCTATCACGATGAGGTTTGTCGTCATCCGTTTGATGTCTCCGTCTCCGTTCGGTGGCCCCCCCGCAGCCTCGGCCGCGGGCCGTCAGCGCCTGACATACGCCGTCTGCGCCTTCGGCACGACCTCACTGTGCCGGTCGATCACGGCCGCGTAGGCGTCGTTCGCCCTCGCCGCCTGCTTCGCCTTCACCGCGTCGATCTTGTACGTCACCGTCTCCACGACGATCTCCCTGATTCGTGCCTCCGGCATCCCCGCGTCCCGCAGACCCTGCTCGATGGCCGGGGCATCGTAGACCGTCTCCCGGTCGGCCCCGACCGTGACGCTCGTCCCGTCCTCCAGCCTGAACGTGCGGGCACCGATGGTCGCCGCGTACTCCGCGAGCGCCGCCGTCAGCTCCCTCCGCGCCGCCCGCAGCCGCTGGTCGAGGTCGCGGAGCTCCGTCAGCGCGCTCGCGCACGCCTCCGGGCTGGTCAGGTCGATCAGCTCCCCCGTCGTCGGGATGACAGCGACGGCGTGGCCGGTGGCGCCCTCCGCCGTCGGCGCAGGCCGGTCGAACGGGTTGTCGCTCATGCCTCCTCCCGGTCGGCCGCCAGGTGCCCCGCCGCCGCCTGCAGCGCCTGCGCCGCCCGCGTCAGCTCGGCCGCGATCAGCGCCGCCCGCTCCCGCGTCCGGCAAAGCGCGATCTCCTGCCGCCGCCCCGTTACCGACACCGTGTAGACCGCGTAGCGGGAGCCGAGGGGCGTCGCGGCGTCGCGCCAGAACGCCGTCGTGGCGCTGCTCGTCAGCGTCAGCGCCGCCATCGTCGTGCCCGGCGTCGGCCGCGTCATGCTGCTCATGATGCCCCCCGCGTCCAACGGATCGCCTCCGCCCGGCCGCGTCGCCGCTCCCGCCGCAGGCTGCCCCTGTAGGCGCGGTACGCGACCCTCGCCGCCGCCAGCACCGCGGCCGCCCCGATGATCGTCGCTGCTGTCATGTGGGTTCTCCTTCTTCCTCGCTCGATTGCTTCTCAGGCCCGGTTCGCCGCGGCGGCCGCCGCCTCCACGAACTCGCCGACGTTCATGCGGCGATCCCCTGCCGGCAGAATCCGCACAGCCCGTCGCTCGTGTTGCGACGCAGGGGTTCCCCGCAGTCGGTGCAGTGCCAGCGTGACGGAGCGGGCCTGTGCCCGTTGGCCACCGCCTCGCGGTAGGCGCGCTTCTTCTCCGCTATCGCCTGGCGGTTCGCCTCGTAGTAGGCGCGCTTCCTCTCGGCGATCGCCTCGCGGTTCGCCTCGTAGTAGGCGCGCTGCTTCGCCGCGAGCGACTCGCGGTTCGCCTCGCGGTAGGCGCGCTTCCTCTCGGCGATCGCCTCGCGGTTCGCCTCGCGGTAGGCGCGCTGCTTCGCCGCGAGCGACTCGCGGTTCGCCTCGCGGTAGGCGCGCTTCCTCTCGGCGATCGCCTCGCGGTTCGCCTC